ACAAGACATTATAGTGCAGATAGACAGAATCGAACTGTCATCTAAAGATTGGAAGTCTCCCATAATAGCCATTATACTACATCTGCATTGTGGATACTGTAGGAATCGAACCTAATACTGCCTCATTGCAAGTGAGGAGTGCTGCCTTTGCATCAGACCCATATGTACTTTGAGTAGGACTTGAACCTACGACTTCCTCCATGTAAAAGAGGCACTCTGCCATCTGAGTTATCAAAGTATAGTTGCCTCAACAGGGTTTGAACCTGTGACCTCCAGATTATGAGTCTATTGCTCTGACCAACTGAGCTATGAGGCATTAAGTAGTCCAGATAGTTAGAATCGAACTAACATGTAACCTAATTACTCTTTCAACACATTATCAGTGTGAGGAGATATATCTGGATGCATACCTGCATGAATTTCTGAATGACAATTTCTACAAACTAAAATACATTTATCAAGTTCTTTTTTTATACTTTCAAAGCTTTTTGTACCTCCAGAGATTGTAAAATCTTTTTCTACAGGATTTATATGATGAAAATCTAAAGCTGCCATACATTTATTGTATCCACATTTAATACAACTTCCTCCTTTATATTCTACTGCTTTATGTTTAACTTTATTTCTATAACTCTTTTTATTTTCCAAATTTCTTTGCTCTTTCTGTAAAGATGTTAATTGTCTTAGTTTTAAATATTTAGTTATAGTTTGTGGACTAAACCCAAAATATAAAGCTGTCTCTTTCATTGTATGACCTAAATCATAATAATCTTGATATTTTTTAATTTTTTCATCTGTAAAATTAGATTCTTTATTTAAATATTTTCTACAATGATAACTAATAATTCCTTTAGAGCATTTTAAAGCTTTTGCTATATTATTATAACTCATATTAGAATTATATAGTTCTAAAATTTTTTCTTTTAAACCTTTATCCATATTTGTATCTTTTCAGTATAAATATAATAATTAAAGTTCAATTTTCCAACTCTTTATTAAGCTATATAACTAATTGCACCGCAAGTAGGGATCGAACCCACATTCTCTTGTTTACAAAACAAGTGCTATTTCCAAATCAGCCATTACGGTAGTTGTATAATAGGATGGACTCGAACCATCAACCTCCTGAACCCAAATCAGGTAATCTACCAATTGATATACTACTATGTTCTCCTGAAGAGAGTCGAACTCTTACTGGTATGGATTTTAAGTCCAATGTGTCTGCCAATTGCACCACAGGAGAATAAAAAAAGCTCTACATTTCTGTAGAGCTTTTTAATCCTATGAATAAACATTTTAGATATATAGCTCTACTCTATCTTTACCTACAGGTAAAAGAATTTGCGTTGCTATATGTCCTTGACGTTTATTCATTAATACTTATTTAGTTGCGGAAAGGGGATTTGAACCCCTGATCTTCTGGTTATGAGCCAGACGAGGACGACCAAACTCCTCTACTCCGCTAATACAAATATAAGACAATCTTTTTGATTTAAAAATATTATTTTATTACTTAACGTTTTATTAATATACTAATTAAGGATAAAGTATTATATTTGTAGTGAGATGAAAACAATGACAAAATCATATAATAGATGTTTCTGGAGTAATGAAGACTTCGGACATAGGACTATTATATAATTTTGTAGATATACAATGAATAATAGTCCTGAATAACCTTCAGGACTTTTTTTATTTTCATGGTAAAGTGACTCAGAGGTAGTAGTGTCTGATTGAAGATCAGGAAGTCAATGGTTCGATCCCATTCTTTACCACAATTGGTACTGGCGTATAATGGCTGTTACACCTGACTGTCTATCAGGGTTTAGAGAGTTCGATTCTCTTCAGTACCGCAAAATTTACATTTGCCCCTTATTGCAAGTATTAGCAATGAAAGTAGAGTAACGTTCCTACCCACTGAGATGAATTCTTTAAGAAGGGGGCAAATGTAAATAAGGACAATTAGCTAAATGGTAAAGCAGCAAACTGTTAATTTGCCCATGTCCAAGTTCGAGTCTTGGATTGTCCTCAAATTGTAAGGTGATGAAATTTGGCAGCCATGCCCTCTTGTCTCGGGGGTGAGGATACAGAAATAGAATTAATATAATTGGGTTGACCACTGATTCTTCTTGTATTAATTTGAATCTCCTCTTATAGGTTCAAGTCCTATCCTTACAGCCATTTCTCCAAAGCTTTAAGGTGAAGCACGATACTTTTAATATCGGGAAATTGGGTCAGTACCATTTGGGGAAACAATGTCACATTCGTCTAGTGGTAGGACAACAGGTTTTCAGTCTGTGAACAAGGGTTCAATTCCCTTATGTGATACAAATACGTGCTTAGCTCAATTGGTAGAGCAGCAATCTCCAAAATTGAAGGTTTGAGGTTCGAGTCCTTGAGTGCGTGCAAATGGGTAGGATGGTAAATGTGGTTAAATCAGCAGACTGTAAATCTGTCGTCTATAGACTATGAAGGTTCGATTCCTTCCCTACCCACAAATGGAGAATAGACTAATGTTGGTTTGTAGTGCCTATCTGCTAAATAGGTCTGTGTAAAAGCAGTAAAGGTTCAATTCCTTTATTCTCCGCAATGGTCTGGTAGATAGCCGACTTAATGAAAACAAACTATTCTCAGGGAGTGCAAGTCTCCCAATAAGGAAGAGTGGCAGAGTTTGGTTTATTGCATCAGTCTTGAAAACTGAAGATGGCAACATCCCTGGGTTCAAATCCCAGTTCTTCCTCTTATGTCCAGATACCCAATGGTGAGATAGGGGATAGTCTGCAAAACTATTATAACGTGAGTTTAATTCTCACTCTGGATTCCAATAAGGACTATTAGCTTAACTGAACAGAGCAACATCCTTCTAAGATGTTTTGTAAAGGTTTGAATCCTTTATAGTCCTCTTTTTGTAGCATTTTTGAATATAAAGTTGTTTTAATTCTTTTGACATTGAGAATCTCTGTAAGATCCTGTCTCCAGGCATTTGTTTCCAAATTTCTTTAAATTTGTAGGGAGGATAATCACACCACTTTTTAGTTTCTTTAAGAACGGTATAAAAAAGTAAATAAGAATTTGCTTTTTGAATATAATGTTCAATGTTTAATCCAAGGTCTAAATCAATTATTTTTTGAATAGCTAATTGTTCACACTCAGCTTCCATTAATTGTATATTTTTTAAATGACTACTTATATGAGTTGCTTTTCCATCTTTTAACCAGTCCCAAAATATACTTAAACTATTAAAATTCTGTTCAATAGTCCATTTTGGATATTTACCTAAAAATTGATCCATATGACAGGATTCATGTATAAGAAGTTCTACATATTTTTTTTGTATATTATTTGGAAAAGCACAATGTAATTCTTTTTTAGTGGGATCAAACCAACCTCCGAACTTATCTCCATCCTCTAAAATGAATTTTTGGTCATATAAATATAATCCAATATGAGAGGATTTACAGTCTTTTTTTAATTGATTTATAAATTTTAAAACATTATCCTTCTTCATCACTTAAATATAGTAATTCTATTATTAATATTTTATTAACATTATATATTATTATCATAACCTTTCAAGTTATAATTTTATGGAAAAAAGTATGAAAAATTTTTATTTAAATTTTAGCATGAATCATGAAGATGGAAGAACTCTTCAATTTTTAGATGAATTAGAAGAATTTGAGGAATCTTTAATCATAAACACTGACGAAGGAAAGTTGTATCCAGTAATGGATGAAGGGGTAGCAAATATTTATATAAGTTCTACTGGTGGGGAAAATAGAATGGCAGCTCTTATTTATCATTTCTTTAAGCAATCTAAGTTTGACTATAATTTTATAGTACATGGAGATTTTAGTTCCAATGCTGTTTTAATAATGCTGGCTCTTAATCCTAAATACATATCTATTATGAGACAATGCTCTTCTGTTATTCACCTATCCAGCTACAATCATCCAGTAGCTAATATAGCTCTAAATGATCCAAACCATTCTTCTTTAAATGACTTCAATGACTTTAAAGAATATTTAAATTCTTTATTAATACTATACAAATCTTTCTTGACAAAGGAAGAAATCTTTATCATTAAACAGGGAGGAGATATATTTCTATCCTCAAAAAGAGTGAAAGCATTATTTGATGCTTTAAAGAAAAATAGGCTTTTGCAGAAAAAAGCTAAAAATATATTTGAAATAACTTTGTAAGTTAAAAATAACTTTGTAAATTATAGTGATGACAGAAATACATTTAAATTTTGAAAAATGCATTGATTTTTTAACCTACCAGTTAAAACAGCAATTTTATGATTTATCTGAGAATGAATTAAAATTAATTGCAATTTTATATTTAAAAGGATTAAATGCTGAAATAAAAAAAGAAATAGTTAAATATGAAATATTTAAATCAATTCAAAGTGTTGAAAATCATTTAACTAAACTAAGAAAAAGGGGTATTTTAGAAAAAAACAAGGTTATATTAAAACAACCTATTAGTACTTCTAACTCTACATCAATTAAAATTAATTTAACATTAGGTGCAAATAAGGAAAATAAGTGATAAAGTTTATAATGAATTTCCAGAACTACATCATATATCTAAAACTGATTTTTATCAGGTTTGGAAATCTTATGAACAGGAACTTACAGCTCATCTACTTAATCCTACTTTACCTTATATTCAATTTTTAGATGTAGGTACTTCTTATGTTAAATTTGAGGACTTTAAAAGTAACATGGCAGGTATCAAAAAAACACTTGACTTTATAGATGCAACTAAAATAGAAAATGTAGACTACGAAAAATTAAAAGAAAAGACAGTTAGGTTTAAGAATTTAATAATTAAAAAACAAGAATTCTATAAAAAATTTTTAATATACTTGGATGGATGGGAAACAGATGATATCCCTTTTTATAAAAAAATGATAGACAAATTACAAGTATATATAGATGATGTAAATAAAATAATTGAAGAATATGATAAAAGACTTATTACCCGAAATTTGGAAGAATAAATCTCAGATAGCTGAAGGTATTAAAAATTTAGCTTTCAAACAGGATCATATTGAAGAATTAGCTAAGTATAGAAAATCTATTTGTGAATCTTGTATTTGGTTCAATAAAAACCAAAAAGATAAACCATTTGAAGAAATACCTGAAGTCATTAGAAGATTAAAATCTGAAGAATGGATTAAAGAAGTTACTTCTTCTAATAATGATAAATGTATTCATTGTGGATGTGGGCTTGGTAATCAATCTATTAAATTAAGATGTACCTCTTGTGCTTGTCCTGTAAATAAATGGCAAGCAGTAACTTCTGTAGAAGAACAAAAAGAAATAGAAAAAATAATTGAAAATGAGCAATAAAGAACTAATACTTAAAAGATTGTTAGAAGATAAGCACATCACTATAGATGAAATGTTTATTTTAAATGGGAAAGAAATTCCACTACCTACAACAGTAATAATAAAAGATTTAACTCCCAATAGAGTTACACAAATTGGATACCCTGATTGGACTTGGAGACCAGGATATGCTCCATATTATATAAATGCCCCATTTTGTAATTCTATAAACTTAAATGAAAAAAATGAAGGCTAAAGTAATTACACAACTACAGAAATGCCATTTAATAGAAAAAATGTTTTATTACATAACTTATGGTTCAGCAGAACATGATATTTTTATCACTAAAATAACAAAAAAAGGTTTGGATGAAACTATTGAATTTGTAGGAGATAATAATTTTAAAATACCTGTAGGAGCAGAATTTTATATAGGTAAACAAAATGATAAGAAACTGAAAATGAAAATAATATGATTAAACAACCTAAATTGACTAAAACTACTAAACAAAGTTTGAAAAAGATTATTCAAAAAGAACAAACTAATAGCTTTACTAATGATGCATTAGATGCTTTTAAAATAAATGGAGAAATAACAGGTAAGGAAGTTATTAAAAAATATAATGAATGGAAGAGAAATTAGAATTGCATATTATGAATATACAAGAAAAAATATTAAAATTAAGTTTGGAAGAAAAGGAAAATTTAAATGATGGATATCACTCATTTAAAGAATTATATGAATTTAGAATGATTTATAATGCTGCTTTATTTAATGAATGGGCTACACAAATTTCAATAAATCCAAAATGGAGTAAAGAAGCCAATCAACCTGTAAAATTACCAAAATACAATGTTCATAAATCATGGAGACATCATGATGGAGAACTTTGTTTTGGTGGTGGCTGGTTTATAGTAGTAGCTGTATTACCTACAGGACAAATAAGCAATCATTATGAAGCAAAAGATTGGGGTTTATTTAAAATACCAGAAGTAGAAAAATCTTTATTTGAGTTTGATGGACATACATCACAAGATGTATTAGAAAGATTAAAAAGTTTATAATGTATTTTAAACCATCCACACATCAATATATTATACAGGGAAGACCTTATATTTCTTTTAGTTCTATTATTAAATTGGTAGAACCTGAAAAAGATTGGGATGCTATAGCAGCTAAATATGCCAAAAAACATTCTACTAAAAAAGACCCACTTACTGTAGAAGATGTAAAAGCAAAATGGGCTGAAAAAGGTAGAATAGCAAGAGAAAGAGGTACTTTATTTCATGCTTTAAAAGAAGAAGAAGATATAAATTGTAAAGACAAACCAGTATATTTTTCAGAAACTAAGGATGATATTAAACCAATTAGAAATCTTGAAACCCTTGAAGATGGTATTTATCCTGAGCTAACTCTTTATAATAATGAATATCAAGCTTGCGGAACAGCAGACAAAGTAATCATTGAGACCATAAATAACATAAGATATGTAGATATTATAGATTATAAAACATCTGAAACAATTGATTTAGAGAGTTATTATGATGCTCGTAATCAAAAATTTGCTATGTTAGCTAATCCTTTACAATCTGTAATGGATTGTAATTTTATGAAATATTCTTTGCAACTATCCATGTATGCTTTCTTCTTGGAAAAATATAATTTTACTCCCAGAAATCTTATACTTATCCACTTAGTAATTAGTGAGTTAGAAGATAATAAAGATTCTAAATATGTAATAGAATATGAGGATAAAAAGTTCCATGTGGAACATGAAATAGAATACCCAGTAAAATACATGAAAAAAGAAGTTAAAGCACTTCTGCAATATCACAAATCAAAACTGAAATGAAGAAAATAATTGATAAATTTATAATTTATTTTTCATATAAAAATCCTCAATTATGGTTAGAAATAAATGAATGGATTTTTGATGAGATAGAAGATTGTAAAAAGAAACAAAAAGAAAAGATGTACAAGAATGTACAAGAATTAATAAAAAAATTAAAATGATTATAGATAAAAAATATGTAGAAATTCCCGAATTATTTTTTAATAAATATCTACAAATAGCAGAAGAAAACAAATATATATTTACAAATATTTTTTCTGATTTTGCAATTCATGATACTATTGTAGATTTTAATACATTGCAAGAAATTTTTGTAATTAATACATGGAAAGGATATTATGAATTTGATGGTTCAAAATTGTTAACATTTAATTCCCCTATTATACAAGTATTTCATTTTAAATTAGATGGATTTATTTTATCAAAAGAAGAATTGATTGTGGATGAAATTATTAAAGAAGTTTACTCAAGATGTACAATAGTTGATTTAGTAATATCACCTATAAAAAGAGTAGAATTATTTGATGAAAAAGTAATACCTTTAGAGTTATGATTACAGATTTATTTACAGTAGAAAATGGTAAAGTGAAACCTAGTCTTCATTGTCACTTAATACCTGAATTTAAACAGATAATAGATAAATATGATAAAAGAGCTACAGATATGTTAGCCTATGCATTTTATTTTGCCTGTCCTTTTAAATCTATTAATCCTTATGCAGATTATTCTGACGATGAAAAAGAAGATATTTTAAAAAAAAAATTTGTAGTTTTTCCAGATAATCCAGATGTATTATTAGCTATAGAAGCTATGAGAGGAATGTATGTTACAGCTTCTTATAGATACTATCAAAAAAACAAAAAAAATCTTGAAGATATAATGGACTATATTGATTCATCCATAATTTTTGATTCTGATTCTTTAACTCAAAGGATTAAAATAGCTGAAAAATGTAATAAGATAAAAGCAGAGTTTGATGAAATGGAAAAAAATGTAGAAGCAGAAAGAGGAAAAATGAAAACCAAGGCAAATAGAACAACGGGAAAAGGAGAACTTTAAAAATAATAATATGGAAAATAGAAAAAAAGTAATGTATTTTATAAGACATTCAGGAGAAGTAGGTAGTGGATACCTCACAGAGTATAAATTTAAGGAAGGAGAATATGAATTAGTTGGTATAGAAAATCAATTTAAACATGATCTGATATATGTACCTTCTATTGATATTCATGAAAATTTTGATGATTTAGTTACTCAATTAAAGAATTGGTTTAGATTCTAAAATGTTAACTACAGATCAGGAATATATAGACCAAATTAAGCAGGTTGGTAAGTACAATCTGAAAGATACTCATAAATGGAGAGAGAGAGCAATCTATTTCCAAGAAAATGAATATTATACTGATTTTGTAGAGGATACTCATGATTGGAATGAATTTTGGGATGAAGAAGAGAGGAGAATAAAGGAAGGTATTTGGATAGATGGATTTTATATTCCAGGATTATATTATTTCTATCTCAATTATTTACCTATCTATCATAAGCAATTAAATAAGTATGAATTTCCCGATGTGTATGATATGGATTATCATACATTTCTTTGTCTTGAACATGCTATGTTTCTAAAAAAACACTTTGTAGTTATTAAGAAAAGACAAGCAGGTTTTACTTTAAAATTTTGTGTTCCTTTAATTAGGGAACTTTTTTTTGAAAGAGGTTCACCTAATTATTTAGCTACCTATGAAGAAGCTCAAGTATTAAAAACATGGACTGAGGTTATAGAACCTTATAGGGAACATCTTAATACTCATACTGCTTGGTATAGAGAATTTACTCCATCTAAACCTTTAAATTGGAGGGTAGCTAAACAGGTAATATCTGAAAGTGGAAGGAATATTACTGTAGGGAGGAAGAATATTTTAAAAGGACTTATACTTTCCAAATCTCCCTCAAAAGGGGTTGGGGGTTCAGCAAGATTTATATTTGCAGATGAAGCAGGGGTAAATCCTGTATTGTCTAAATTTATAGGTTATGTTAAACCCATGATTACTTACGGAGACACTACTACAGGTACAATTATAGTATCAGGAGCAGTAGGTGAACTAAAACATTTGGAAGGAGGACTAAAAGAATATATTCAATACCCTGAGAAAAATAGTTTTTATGCTGTAGATAATATTTGGGATAAGGATAATGAGTTTTCAGGTAAAAAGTGTGGATTCTTTGTTCCTGAATCTTGGGCTTACTTTGGAGTAGATAGAGATCCAACTTCAGAGTTTTATAATCAACCTTTTATTGATGAACATGGTAATTCATTTGTAGAAAGAGCAGAAGAATATATTAAAAAAAAACGTGATGGTTTAATAGATGAGGGAGAGGAAGCAGATAAATTTGACATATCTCAAAAACCACTTACTTTAGCTGAATGTTTTCAATATAGAGGAGATAATGTATTTCCTACAGATTTAATTAATCCTCAAATAGCCAAGGTAGAAAAAAATGAAGATCATGGGACATTTATAGATTTATATAGAACTCAAGATAAAGTAGTCAAACATAAATTATTATCCAAATATGACCACAAACCTATTCTTGAACATCCTATTGATCCAAAAAGAAAAGATAAGGATGGAGTAATGCAGGTGTGGGAATTTCCTCCACCAAATAGACAAACATATGGAGTATATTGGGCAGGAATAGATATTGTAGCAAGTGCTACTTCAAATACTTCTCCTTCTTTAAATTCTATTCATATATATAAAGGATCACATAATTTATCAGATGAATACACTGAAGATAGAATAGTAGCTAAATTTATGTCAAGAACATCGGATAAAATGGATTTTTACAAAAAAGCTATGTTATTATTAGAGTGGTATAATGCTGAAGCTCTTGTAGAAAATAACGTTACTTGGTTTATTGAAGAAGCAATTAAAGCTAAAGAACAATTTAGATTAGCTAGAAATCCTCAATGGGCTAGAGATATGACTCCTCAAGGTATTTCTCATATTAATAGACCTTTTGGGGTATTAAGTGGAACTAAATTAATAGATAAGATGATAGAAGCTATATCTTCTTATATTAAAGAACCTACATATGTTACATATGATGAGAATACAGGAGAACCTACTCAACATTATGGAGTTGAAAGGATAAGAGATTTACAACTATTAAAAGAATTAGTTAACTACAGACCTAAAAAAGAGTATGAAAAAGGAAATTATGATTCAATATTTAGTTTTGGATTAGCTTTATTACATGCTCAAAATAATGAAGTTTTAGGAATAATCCCAGAAGATACAAAAGAAAATGTAAATTTTAATCAAAAAAATGCTAAATTAATGTTGAGAAATAGATTTTCTCACACAAACTTAAAAAAATTATCTAATGCCAATAATATATAATAGTGGAATTTTTGGACAACCTGCTCAAGCTCTTCCTACAGATGAAAAGGATGAGTTATGGAAAAGAGCCAATCTTGATTGGATGGAGCAATTATTAAAATCACATCTTCCTGAAAAACAAAAAAGACTTTCTAAGAATTACAATATGGCTCAAGGAGTCATAGATGTAACTGACTATATTGATGTAGAGGATAATGAATTTAAAGGTTTATTTGATATTGTAGAAACTGGCTTAGAAGATTCTTTATTAGCTGAAAGTGAAATAATTGCAGATGACCTTAATTTTTACCCAATTGTCCCTACTATTATAAATGTATTGAGTGGAGAATTACTTAAAAAGTTTGATCACATTAAGATTAAAGCTATTGATGAATATTCTACCAATGAAGCTTATGAATATAAAAAACAATTAATGCTTCAGTACATTCAACAAAAAGCCCAAGCTAAAATTGCACAAACACTTGAACAACAAGGTATTACTCAAGATAATCCTGATTTTCAACAACAATTTGAAGGACAAATGCAACAAGCAATGTCTCTTCCTCAGATTCAAAAATTCATGCAACGTAATTATAAATCTAATTATGAAGAATGGGCAAATAGAATTATGGAACAGGCAACTTATAAATATAAGTTACAGGAAAAAGAATTGGAACTTTTTAAACATCAATTAATTGTAGATGAAGCCTATGCTGAGATTCGTATAGATGAAAATGACATTGATATAGTATTATGGAATCCATATGATACTTTAGTTATCAAACCTAAGCATATTAAATACACTACAGATGCAGATTTAGTAGCCAGACAATATTGGACTACTATTCATGATGTAGTATCAAAATATAGAGATAAGATAGATAAAGCTCTTATTGAAAAGTATAATACTCCTCTTGGAGTAACTCCTTCTTTTTCAGAACATAGATTACAACCAGATGATAATCAGTCTCTTATGATAAATGAGAAAAAGTTGATTGCATTTAAATATATGATGGGAGGAATGGAATTATCAGCTACTTCTAAAGTATTAATTACTGAAGGATATTGGATGTCCAGAAGAAGATTAGCTAAATTAACTGCTGTATATGAAGGAGTTAAGGTAGAAAAAGTTGTAGATGATACTTTTAAAGTTACAATTAAACCTCAATATGATAAAGACAAAAATCTAATTGCAGGAGAAGAACTTGAATATTTTTATGCTCCTCAAGTTTGGAAAGGAACTAAAGTTAATTTTTCTTATGGTTCAGTTCCTTCTACGGTAGTAAATGAAAATGATTATTTGGAAAAAACTATATTTGGTAAAGAAGATAGTGTAGATGAATTAAATAAAGATGTATCTAGAGGTTGGGTATATATAGATGTACAACCTACTGAATATCAACATACTGATTCTATAAACCCATTTAAACCTAAAATACCTGTAGTAGGTTGTGATGGTTTTGAACCAAATATGAATGTAGGTAAATTGTCTTTAATAGATAAAACAAAAGCCCTTCAAGTCCTTTATAATGGATTTATGAATGAAATAGATAAATTTGCCAAAACAGAAATTGGACTATTTTATATCATGGATCAAAAACTTATTCCTCAAAAATCACTGGATGGTAGTTGGGGTAAATATAATTGGCTTAAATTCATAATGACAGCTAAAGATACAGGATTGGGAGTAGTAGATAATTCAGCTTCTAATATGGAAGGAGGGTCTATTATGCAACAACCTACTGTAGTTAATTTATTAAAAAATCCTCAATTTCAGTCTCGTATAGAATTAGCAAATTATTGTGAACAACAAATTCTTAAAATCATAGGTATTACCCCTCAAAGAATGGGGACTATAAATTCTCAAGAAACTGCTACAGGGGTAAATCAGGCAATTAATAATTCTTATTCTCAAACAGAATTGTATTTCTTTAATCATACTAAATTAATGGAAGAACTTAAAACTCTTCTTTTAGATGCTGAAAAATATGTAGAATCTAAAAAACCAGTATCAAGAGTTCAATATTTAAATTCAGACCAAGAAAATATGATGTTTGAATTAGATACAGAAGATTTATTACTTAGAAGATTTAATATTTATGTAACATCTTCTCCAGATAGTACAAGAGCTTTGGAGCAATTAAGACAATTAGCTATTCAAGATAATACTACAGGAGCTTCTCTTTTAGATAAAGCAGTTATTATTGAGACTTCTAATATTAGAGACATAAAAGATCAATTAGCTCAATCTTTACAAAAAGTACAGGAACAAGAACAAGCTAAAAGACAACATGAACAAGAAATGTTAGATAAACAATTAGCAACACAAAAAGAAGAAGCTGAAGCAAAAAGAGCATTTGATGCCAGAGAAAGACAAAAAGATCGTTTAAAAGATATGTATATAGCAGATGTAAAAGCTGTAGGATTTGCAAAAGATAATGATATTGATGGTTCAGGTATAAATGATGCACTTGAAATAGAAAGATTTAATTTAGAGCAACAAAAATCTTATTCAGACATTTTAAATACTGAAATGCAACATAAATCAAAAGAAAAAGAATTAAAATCTAAATTAGATATAGAAAAAGAAAAAGTAACTATCAAAAAACAAGAATTACAATCTAAGGAAAGGATGAAAAATCTCGAAATTCAAAGAGACTTAGCTAATATGATCAATGACGAAAAAATTGCTAAACTAAATAAAGAAGGAAGAAATAAAAAATAAAATTAAGAAATTGTTAATTAATTACTAAAAAATTAGGATTAACAGAAATAACTTATTAAATTAATATTGAAGAAGAAAAATCACCAACATGGCAGAAAAAGAGAATCCAGGAATTTTTAATGATTCCTCAGACATCGGTTCATTATTTGAATCAGTCACAGACACCCCAACTATTGACTTAGAATCTGAAAAAGTAGATTTATTTTCAGACAAAGAAGAAGAAACTGAAGAAAAAGAAGTTCCTTCTCTTTTTGAAGACAAATTTAAAGAAAAAGAAGAAACTTCTGAAGAATCAGTAGAATCTTCCTCTTTTGGAGAAGCTATTCAACTTTTGATTAAATCAAATGATGAGTTTTTAGTTTATGAAGGAGATGAAGAAGGTAAATTGGATTATACTCCAGAACAATTTGTTGATCTCTATCAACAAAATTTAAAAGTTCAAGGTGAAAAATTAGCAGAAACTATTTTAGAAAATGCTATTTCTCAACTTAGTCCTACTATGCAAAAAGTATTGTCAGGAGAATTTAAAGGGGTAAATGTATCTGATTTAGTAAAAGAATTATCTGATTATCAAGAAATTGAAAAACTACCAGAAAATCCTACTCCAGAAGAAAAGGAAAAAATTGTAAGATTACATTATAATAGATTAGCCAAAGAAAAAAATAAAGATGCTACATGGGCTAATAAACAAGTAGAAAAAATTATAGATAGAGATGAATTAGAATCAGAATTTGAAGAAGCTAAAGCAGAAATTTTCCAAGATTTGGAAAAGAAACAAAGAGAGAAAGAAGAGGCAGTAGCTTTAAAACAAAAGGAAAAGGAAGATTTTAAAAAGTATCATAACTATTTTGTAACAGAAGCCTTAAAAGAAGATAATTTATTTGGTATTAATTTATCAAAATCTAAAAAAGAACAAGTTGCTAATGTATTATCGACTTTTGCTGTAAGACCTACAGATAAAAAAGAAAAACTAGGATTAACTGCATTAATAGATAGTTATATTCATAGTGAAAATCCAAAAGAAACTTACAAAATATTAGCTCTAATGAGTTTAGCTGCTGTAGCACCTAATGAATTAGTTGAACAATTAAAAGTTTCAGCAGAGAAGAAAGTTACTGGAGAAACTATAAAAAAATTAAAGGTAGCTGATAAAGTTACTCCTTTAGAAGAAAAGAAAAAACAAACTCCTCAAAAACCAGGAAATATTTTTTAATATGGCAAAAATGACAAAAGCAGTAGGTAAAAAAGTAAGTACTAAATTACCTACACCTAAAATGACAAAAAACAAAGCCAGTATGACTGGAGGCAAGAAAGTAAAAGGTTCTTGTTAAACAATTAAACATTAAATAACTAAACACAATTATGTCAACACCAAATTTATTACAACAGGGAGTCCTTGTACAAGACAAGCAGTATTACTCTCCTAACACACACATTACCGAGAGCAATTTATTTGCTGCTGGTATTAGAAAAGAAGTCCCACCAGATGATTTGGGATTAGTCAAAACATGGACACAAATCTTTAGAAATGTTCAACCTCTTTACAATTTTGATCAAATTGCAAAAACAACCGTATCTGTAGAATCTGACAAAGGCTTTACTTGGTCTACAGCTATTGCAATGGAAAATCCAATGATTGTGGAAGATTTATCTGAAACTGAAAAGCCAGGTATTGATGGTCAGGAATTCAAAGTAGCATTTAACAGACCTTTCTCTGTTACTAATGTAATTACTTATGATCACATTCATAATGATTTCCAGTTAATTGTAACTCAAGAACCATATAAAGATGGTGATAGATGGGTTCATACTCTAAAAATTGATGGTGTAGCAGCTAAAAATGCTTATTTATCAAAAGAGTATTTAACTCCAGGAACTCAATACTACAAAATTACTTCTCGTAGAGGAGATAATAATGACACAGTGGCTTCCACTTTCCAATCAGAAGTAGGTGAAAGAACTTGGCATTATAGATTATCAAATACAGAGATTGCAAAAGGTTTCTCTATTGATAAAAAATCCTTAATCATGTTACAACAAGGTAAATCAAAAGATCTTGGACAAGATTACAGAGTTTGGGAACTTTATAAATTTGCACCAGGTTCTGATGCTTACAAATATATGTTAGGTGAACCTTCTACTAACATTTCTAAAATTGTAAATGAAGTTTATAAAGGGGATAAATCTGCTGCTAAAAAAGACATCATAGGTAAAAACTGGTTCATGGAAATTGAACGTGCTACTATGGATCAATTAATGTATGAGTGGACTATGAACTTAATGTGGGGTACAGGTGGAACTACTTCTATTCAATATGATACTATGCAGTCTTCACCAGGTTTGTACTGGCAACATAGAAAATATGGAACTGTTCAAAAATATAACTTATCTACAATGTCTCTTGATTATTTAAGAGCAAGAATTGAGTTACATTTTAAACATCGTATTGATTTCCAAGCTGAAGGAGAATTTATTTTCAAAGTAGGTGCAGGTTTATATGAATTCATTCAAAAAGAAATTAAAAAAGAATTTGGTAATTCAGGAGTAGTTGTTCAAGTTGGAGAATCTGAAAGATTCTTACAAGGTGATAGACAAAACTTGAACTATACAATGAGATTTAATTCTTTCTTCTTGAAAGCATTCCCTAAAATCAAAATTACTATTGTTCACGAACCTGCATTAGATCCAGTATTTGCTAACAATATTTCTAACCCTATCATTGATAGACACTATAGATTATCATCTTTTACAGGTATTATCTATGACTTAAATGATATTGAAGCAGATAATATTAAATTGGTTAAATGGGCATATGACGATAAGTTAAGATACCAAAAATTAATTGGAAATATTGACTGGAATGATCAAAATGCTACCTTCATTTCAAGTGGTAATTTCTCAGGTGTTAAAGGGACTATGTCAATGAGACACGCTAACATGTGGTTAGTAGATCCAACAAAATCCTTAATGTTTGAGTTGATTAACCCAAAAACAGGTAAATAAGAAATTTTATATAAAGTGGAGGGTAGAAAAAAGCCCTCCACTATTTTTGTAAGAAAAATAAATTAAGAAAAATGGCAACAATGATTATTAAGCCTTATGTGGATAAGGAAAAAGACACAATTGGATTGAGTGATTTAGGTATGAACTCTTTCCCAAGAACAAGTACAACTACCGAAGTTCCTATTATTTATGGTAAATATTTAACAGGATTTGACAAAAATGCCTTTTATTTAGATTCTATTCAAGATGAAAAACTAAAAGCGAAAGAAATTAAAGCAATTGAACAAAAAGTAAAAGATTTCAATTCAAAATATCCTCACTTTAAAGTAGATGATGTTATAGTTGAAAGATTACCTGATGGCTCAATTAAGGCAAATCCTTTTTATTTGGAAATGCTTATTGAACTCAAAGCAGAAATGACAATCTTGAATTCAGATAACCCTGAACATCAAGTAATGATGGAAATTATTAAAGTAAATGCTAAGTATAATCCTTCATTTGATGTAGCTCCAGATTTAGTAACTGCCAGAGAATCAAACAGATCTTACAAATTTTACATTTCTAATACCGAAGTAGATGTAGAAAATGAAGTAATAAAAAAGAAAGAACTCAATAAAGCAATAACTTTATTGGATACTATCTCATCAGAGGATAAAGAAAGATTTTTATTAGTAGTAAAACATTTGTTACCTGCTAATAAAGGATTAAGTACAGAATCTGATATGAGATTATATAAAAGAGCAGATGATTACATTAATGGTATAATTGATGGAGAGAAGGCTAAAGGAGGAGAAACATTCTATAGAAATTTCATAAAAGTTTGTGAAATGGATAGGGATTCATTATATAATAAAGTCTTAATTAAATATGCTATTATGACTAATATAATTAGATTCAATAGTAAAACTAAGGATTTTGAATATGCAACTACTTCTCAAGAATTAGGTAAAACCCCTGAAGATATCTTTAATTATTTGACTCAACCTAAAAATATGTCTATTTTAGGAGATATAGATGCAGAAGTAAAAAGAGAGGTTAAAATTATTTAATGATTAGCAGTTTAGATATTGCCCTTAAAATTAGGCAAAGATTAAATAAAGTAGATACTCAGGATGATGAAAATCTTCCACTTTATGTAATAGTAGAAGCTTATAATAAGGGTCAGCTAAATGTAGTCAATAGATTATTAAATAAAAATAATATCTATAAAACAGGTGCTGAATCTACAATTAATAGTGTAGATGATTTACAAGTACTACTAAATTCTGAACCAAAAGTTTTAACTTCAATAAAAAAAGAAGGATACTATTTAACAGAAGCTCTTCCAGAAAATTATCTACGTTATACAAGAACTACCTGTATAGGTAAAACAGCAAAATGTAAAGCAAAAGAGATATTTATCTATTTACAGGAAGAAGCTAATTTAAACACACTTTTAGATAATAATCTTGTAAACCCTTCTTTTGAGTGGGCAGAAACAATAGGTACAATAGCTGAAAATAGAATAAAAGTGTTTACTCAGAACAAATTTGATATAACTAAGGTTTATTTAACCTATTATAAAAAACCAAGAAATATTGACATAGTAGGTTATTTTAAAAAAGATGGTAATCCATCTACAACCATAGATCCAGAATTAACTGATGACATGGTAGAAATGTCAATAGATGAAGCATGTAGAATATTATCAGGAGATATGCAAAATCAATTTAGTAATCAAATTGCTCAACAAAATTTGCAAAATACAAAATAAAAGATTATATTATAACTGAAGAAAGATCTTAACACAATTTTAAAAGAAAGATAACTAATAAAAAAACAATTTTTAAAAAATGACAAATTCAGCTCAATCAACAACCTTTAACTACTTTGTAGGTTCTGGTTTAGTGTTAACTGACACTACTAAAACTACTGCTGACCTAGTACCTTTACAATTAGGTATTTTCAACAGTAAAAATTACAAAGCTCTTGCTAATCAAACTTCTTCTAAGGTAGTACCTGAGATTATTGTAGCAATGGGTTCGCCAAATGAAGAAAAAATTTCATGGACTAATGCAGCTATGAGTTTTAAATCTGTTCCTATTCGAGCAGATAAATTAATTGCATGGAGAAAATCTACTCCTAAAAAAGCTCAAAACCATAAAGTAGCTATTGGATGGGATGGAACTTCTGATTGTAAAACTATTGAAGTTACATGTGATGAAACTTATACTCTGTTTTTACAGGTAGAAGGTTCTCCTTCAACTAGATTTTTTGGAGCAAAACCTTTAACAGAAACATTTGTTGTACAAACAGGTTGCTGTGAAGATTGTGCTTCAGGATGTTCTGCTGATGTAGAAGCTGTAGTAGATAATTTTGTAGGACAAATTAATAAACACCCACGTATGTCTCCTTCTGTAAAGGCAGAAAAATTGGTTTCTTATACAGAAGATCCTACTGCTGATACTGTAGATTATGAATCTTATACTTTAACTATTGCTGATGAAGGTGGAATTCAAGAATTAGCAGCTATTCAAGCTACTTACCCTAGTGCAACTGTTACTCGTACAGGAAGAACAGGTATTTTATCTACTTACACCTTAATTCAATTGGAATCTGAATCAGCACCTGCTGACTACAGTAATCAATCTAATACAGTTATTTCTAATTGTTCAGATTGTCCTTCAGGTTATTCTTTAGTAGAAAAAACTTATAAATATAAAGTTCAAAAACAAGATGCAGGTACTTCTAGTAATTTAACAACTATTCAATCTGGCTATTCAGATTCAGGAGCTTACAGACTTTCTTATGTAAATGGAGAATCTACTTATGTAGTTACAAATACTACTGGTACTACTCCCTCTGCGGCAGTAGCAGGAGATATTGTTACATACATAGGTTATAATGCTCCTTATTGTGAATTAGATACTGCAACTACTACAGCTTGGGAAGCATCTGATGCTTACTACAAAACTGTAAGAGATCTTTGCCTAGTATTAGGAGATGATGTATGTGATGATGTATCAGGTACTTCTCAATTAGCAGCTATAACAGCATTTTACTCAGGTAATTCTTCTGTAGTTTCTGGTTCAATTGCTCAATCTGATAATGGTACTTGTGCAAATACTTATACTATTTCTCAGGTTTCTGATAATCTGATGAAAACAGGGTGTACTACTGATATTCCAGTATTCTCTAATCTTGATCCTTATAAAAATTCTTATTGGACAGTTTGTTGTGATGCAGAATCTACAGCAGGTACAGTAGATAAAATAGGTATTGTTTTAACAGGTGCTTATGTAGATACTAAATTTGGAACTTGTTCATTCAAATATGACGATTTTGTAGAATTGGATTTACCAAGAATTATAGTTAGACAAGGTGACTTTGTAGAATTAGAAAACAAATGTTCTACTCGTTGGGCAGTAACAGAGTTGCAAGCTCCAGTTTATCCAACAGGTGTAGGGACAAATGTTAAAAAAGAATACATTGATATTATGTCTACTAAAGGACAAAAATGGTCAGATGATCCACGTTGGAGAGAAATTTATGGTTACAACTATGATTTCATCAAAGCAGGTAAATTCTACAAACATTTCTATCTTGAATTTGAAGCATTGGATAAATACTTTACTTCTACGGGATTTGGAGGAAATGATTTTAAACAAACAATTGTCTTTGCTTTTGAAGAAGATGTAGATACTACAAATTTTGAAAAATTACTTGAAGGCTGGATTAGTTCTGCAAGACCTGATTTAATTGATAGTGATACTCAAGATAACTTATATAGATAATAGTTTTCATTTAATTTGATTTGATAGGAAGGGTTGGTTGGAATATATCAACCCTTTCTTTAATTTAAAGAAATACCATGCAACATATAGTAGAAAAAGGAGAAACATTAATGGCAATTGCTAAAGAGTATAATACTTCTTTAGCTGAAATTATTCAAGTCAATAAGTTAAAAAATCCAAATAATATTCAAATAGGTCAAGTCATAGAGATACCTAATCCTGAACCTAAGTTAATAACTCATTCTATACTAACTTCTAAAAATATAAATGAAAAAATAGACAAATTTTTAAACTTTATAGAAGGTAAAAAACTAAAAAGACCTTTAACTTCTTTAGGAAGAGAATCTATAAAGTTAATTTTTCAGAAATGTTTAGAATTAAAAGTTACAGATTTAAGAATGGTTTCTTATATATTAGCTACAGCTCATTGGGAAACAGGGGCTTATGGACAAAGATATATTTATGAACCAGTTCCTGAACAAGGTAAAGGTAGAAATAGACCTTATGGAGTTCCTCATAAAAAAACAGGTAAAATATACTATGGAAGAGGATTTATTCAATTAACTTGGTTTGATAATTATGAAAGATTTACTAAAATTTTATATAGACTAGGATTTGAAGTAGATTTAATGTCTAATCCAGATTTGGCATTAAAACCTGAAATAGCTGTTCTTATATTAGTTATAGGAATGAGGGATGGCAAGTTTACAGGAGCAGATTTAGATGATTACTTTGATCCTATTAAATCAGATTGGTATAATGCTCGTAAAATAATTAATAAATTAGATAAAGCTGTCATAATAGCAGATATAGCTAAAGAAATACATTACATAATAAAATGATAAGCCAATTAGATATATACATAGAAAAAATACTGAATCCTAAGTTATTAATAGTTAAGGATGCTTCGTGGTATAATCCTGATATAGCAGTAACTAATGCCAAATTAGATTTACAATATCCAAATTCTTTAGATTACGTTAATATTCCTGTAGGAAAGAATTTTACTTATGTAATTAATTCCAATACTATAGGATTAACAAATGTAACCAGGACAGATGCTTTATCTGAATTACCTGATGGTCTTTGGACTATTAAATATTCTATTTGTCCTAATGATGAATTGTATGTGGAATACACATTTTTAAGGAACATTAAACAATTGATAAAATATCACAATTTATTTTGTCAAATTGAAATAGATAAATGCAACAAAAAACATTACTTGGAAGACTTAAAAACTATAAGAAGTATTAAAGATATAATTGATGCTGCTCAGTATTTAGCAGATGACTGTGGTAAGTATGAAAAAGCAATTGAGTTATATAATTATGCAGATAGTCTTTTAAATGAATTTACTAAAGATTGTAAATGTGGTAAATAATGAAATGTTCAATTTGTGGATATAGAGCTGATTGTCCATGTGAGTTTGATGGAGGAGTTTGCTGGACTTGTAAATTTGGAGGTAAAAGAGTTAATAATAAAATAGTTGATAATTATTGTAATCAAACTTTGGAAAATCTAAGGTATTTACAATTTATGTTACTTCCTCTAAATACTGACAAATTAAAAGCTTATCAATTAGCTGTAGTTAATTCTCAAATTAAACAATTTGATGTAAATCCATGCAGATTTAAAGGAATAATTGATCAAATTTTAGTAAATTAATAATGAGGATAAATATTGAAACACTTGAAAGTATATTAAGTAAACTTAAATGTAAGTTTGCTGAAAGTATTTATAGTTCTTTCATAAAAGAACAATACTCTTTAAAAGGTTGTACAGATACTGTAGACATAGATGAATTAAGAGATTATATTTTAATAATGGAAGAAAAAATTAAGTTATTAAAATATAACTTTAAAAAATCTAGTTGTGATTTAGAACCTATTAGATTAAATAAAACAAGTATAGAGTTTTTCTATGAAAAAGAAAAGTTCTTGACTGGATGTGACAGAAAATTTTTAGAAAAAATACTATGACTAAAATAAAAAATAACTCTCCTCTTATAAATATTAGTTCTACAAATCAAATAAAATATGTAGGAAATATCCCAACTTGTGCATTAACAGGGGATTGTTCAGTGGATGAAACTAATTTAACTTATTTAATTTCTATTTTATTAACGAGATACTGCGAGGAAAATAATGTAATAGACGCTGATTTATCTTCAGTAGATTTAACTTGTTTAATATCAAATAATCCAGATATTGAATTACCTGATGATGTAACCATTGAGACTTTATCTATTTATTACAAAAATCATATATGTGCATTATATACACAAATTTCTGATTTACAAACTACAGTAGATTCTTTATTGGGAATCACTTGTTTAAATGATATTGTTCAGGTTGATGAAAATGATTCTGTAATAATAGACCCTTTATTTAATGATATTACAGATGAAGTATCAGGAACTGTAGTAGTGACTATAATGTCTGCTCCTATAAATGGAACTGCTGTAGTTGCATCTAATAAAATAACATACACCCCTGATACTGATTTTTTTGGTAATGATCAGATTACTTATCAAGTTACCAAAGGTTCATATTCTTGTAGTGCAAAAATATCTATAAAGGTAAATGAAATTGTTTCTACTGAAACCATCACAGAATTAGTAATTGAGCAAATAACCACCATCCTTCAATCAGATGAATATTGGGATATAGGTATTCCTGTAGGAACTAAAATGGCTATTAATGAATCAAATCTTTCTTCATTTAATCTTGTAGGAGGTTCTTGGGGAGCAGGTTCAGGTAAATGGGCTAAATGGGCTATAGCTAATGGTAATAATGGTACAGATGATCAAAGAGGATTAACTACAAGAGGATATGATGTAAATGATTCTGATTATGATGATGCATCTTCTACTAATTCAGGAGGTTCAGATTCTGTAACTTTAGATATTACAAATATACCCCCCCATAGACATGGACAAGTATATGTTCTTAGGGATGAAAATCAAATATCAACTACTCTATTTGGTGCAGATAAATCTTCCCCTATTACTTATGCGAGTAATGAAGCTGATGATAGTGGAGGTCAAGATTGTAAGTATGTATTAACAAATACATCAGATGGAACAGAAAATTATAATAGTCAAGATGAATTACAATCTTCTCCTTCTGCATTTAGTGTAATAAATACTTTCTTTACAGAAATTAAAATTCAAAAAATTCTATAATGACAAATTGCTCAACAATAACAATATCTACTTGTCCTGATGATTCAACATGTGAAGGATGTAAAGAAATTATTAAATCTCAATGTATAAAATATACAGGCGATGATTTAGCCGCATTAGGTGTAGATAAGGGAGATACCTTAAATGAAATATTAATTAAATTAAACTTAATAGTAACAGAACTAAGTGGTTCTTAAAAATAAATAAATATGGCTTGTGATGAATGCCCAGAAACTCCTGATACAGGATGTTTACAAAATATAACAACTGAATGCGTTACTTATAACGGAGAGGATGTTACATGTGCTGATATATCTTCAGGACAATCTTTAAATCAAGTAATTGAACAATTAGGTAATAATGATTGTGATATTAAAGAATTAATAGAGGATATAAATCAAGATATAGAAGAATTAAGTGGTAGTGTTGTGACACTTCAAACAATTGTAACAGATTTAGGGGATGATATTAATATTGATTTAGATGATATTAAAAATGACATTAATGACATTAATGAACAATTATCTGGAATTAATTCTTTTACTTGTGAGGATCTAAGTGGTTGCACATTAGATGAATTATCTGATGCAGATTATACTCATGTATCTGGAGATGTTTTAATGTCAGATGGATCTAAATGGATTAATTACACTCTTACCATCCCAGAACAATATGAGTTTTCATGTGAAGATTTATCAGGATGTACTTTAGATGATTTAGGGAATGTAATTGAAACTGCAAGTGCAGCAGGAGATTCATTGTTATTTAATGGTACAAATTGGGTTAATCAACCATTTAGTTCGTTATTTTCAGCATCAAATGGTTTAACAAAATCAGGTATCAATACTAAATTAGGGGGAACTCTTACAGAGAATACAAATATTGTTACCAGTACTTATACTTTATCTGTTTCAAAAGATATCTCTTCAGGAATCAATACAAGTTATTATCCTTTATATGCTGCCAATAGCATAAAGACAGGTGGATCAGAAACAACAAAAACTGCAAAAGCTTGTTATTCTGGAGCTTTAGGTATAGACTTAACATCTAATTTAACTCCTTATTCTGCTGGCTACAAACATGGAGTATTCTCAGGAACTATTTATAAAGGAGGAACATTTAATTGGTTAGGTAAATTACCTGTTTATTTTGCAGAACAAGAACATTATTCTTCAGGGGATACTACCTGGGCAATTGCTTATTTAGCAAATCCTCCTTCTCAATATGGAGCAGGAGCAGCTTTTACAGGTACTATTACTAATGCAGTAGGTTTATATATAGAAGATATAAATGCTTCTAATATTACAAGTAAAATAACTAATAAATATGCTATATATCAAAAAGGAGCTTCAGATATTTCTATATTTTTTGGGGAAGTACAAAATGCAGGAGGAGTAACTCAATTTACTTCAGATGCTCGAATAAAAGAAAATATTCAAGAATATACAAGAGGACTATCTGAGATTGAGCAAATAAATACAAAAACATTTAATTATACTTATAAAAAAGATAAACCCTTAGTTGGAATAATTGCTCAAGAATTAGAAAATATAATTCCTGAAGCTGTTAAACAAGGTAATTTTGAAACACCTGAAGGAGAAAGTTATTCTGATTTCAGAATGATAGATCAGAATTACTTAATATATACATTAATAAATGCAGTAAAAGAACTTTCACAAAAAGTAAAAACATTAGAAAATGGAATTGAATAAACAAGATCAAAAATTATTTCAGGAATTATTAAAAAAATATAAGGTAGGATTAATATCTGGATTAATTGAAGGAGATAATATTACATTTACTCCTACAGGGTGTAGGAATAAAATTATTTCTTCTACTGGCGGTGGTGGCACATCTTATATCCCCCCTTACCTAAAAACAGGAGGCGCATCATGGTCAGGAACTGGACTTGTGTATGATGTTTCTGGGTTAGAGTACTATTTCAATGGTGATAAACTTGCAGCAGCTACACAAGTTACATTAGATGCTTCTGACCCTGATGATAACAGATTGGATGCGATTGTAGTTGATGAAGAAGGTGTGGTAAGTGTTATTAAGGGTGATGCATCTGCAAGTCCTATTTCACCATCTGTGGATGAATTACATATCCTCATCCAATACATCCTTGTAGAAGCAGGTTCAACACAGCCAACTATTGCCAAAGAAGATATCTATTTAGAGAATGCAGAATGGACTACATCTACTTATACGACAGGTGCAGCAACAGGTTCTATTGATTTTGACAATGCTGTTTCTCCTAAACAAGGCGTGAAGTGTATTTCTGCAAATGCTGATGCTCGATTAGGTGCAAGGTTTGTTAGGACTACTTCATTTGACCCTTATCAATACACTATGCTGTCTATGTGGGTGAGGTTTACAGGTTCAAACGTTGACACTAATAAATCTTTAAATGTAAGGTTTGAAAATGGTGCAGGTACATTGGTGGCGAATACTATTAATCTTTTCAATTTTGGATTACAAAGAAACTTGCTGAATGTTTGGCAATTAGTAGTAATTCCAATCACTTCATTTGGTGCATTACCAACAAGTGTGAAGGGTTTGAAAATCATAATGACAGGTGGCACTGTTGGTCAGGCAAGACAATGGGATATAGACCTGATTTCATTAACAGACAATTCTGTACCTTCTATTAACGAACAGGCGTTTAATATTCTTAAAGATGGAGCATTAGTAGGACAATCTTCTTCATTGAACTTCAAAGGTGCGTCTGTAAATGTTACAAATGACAACATCAACAATAAGATAGATGTCGAGGTTATAGGCGGAGGTGGTGACACATTGCTATTTCCAAATGGAGTAAAATTGGTTTTATCAAGCAGAGATTTCCAAGCAGACGATAAAGATTATATTCTTTATTGTGCAGTTCCTAATATAGTGCTATCAATGCCTGAAACTAATCCATTTTCGGAGGGCGATTATGTAGGTGTGGTTATGTCAAGTCCAGATTCTTATTTTGAAACCTACAACAATGGTTCAGGTGGTACTGATAAAATTTATCCATACACTCAAAATCCAAGTGGTACAACGCTTGAACAGCAAAGCAGTTCAGAAGTAGTAATTTTAAGAGCCACAAATACAGGTAGCGTTAAGTTGTTGCCTTTAAGCGGTGCTGTTAAAGAATCGGTTGACATAAATGGTAGTAACTTTAAAACTCTTGCAAGGCATAATTATGACAAATCACAGAATGCAATTCCACTAAGCGGTACAGTTTCAGGAAGTCCTGTAACGGGTGATATTGAGGGTACAGATAGCATTAATATAAAAACGAAAAATTATGCTTCTTCTAATAATTATAATAGTTTAACACTTTTTGGTGATGCAGTAAGGCTAAGTTTTGATGATAGTGTAATACAAACAAGTTTAACATTGTCACAGACACTTATTGAAGTAAATTGTAATAATTCAGGAAGTCGTGGTTTGATAGGAGCACAAGACTTCACAGCCAACATAACCGACTTAGACTATCCACAAAAGATTTATGTAGGTTTTCGTGGTACAGCAACACTATCAAGTGGAACTGTAACTGTTGCAACAGATAAAATAAAAACAGGATATAAAATTTATTTATCAGTAAATACACCAAGTGGAACACAAGGTTTTTTGTCAGCACCAACAGGAAGTATTGTAGATGAAACTGAATTTGTAATTAATTCAACAAGTGCAACTGATGACTCAACAGTTAATTGGTGGATAGCACCTTAAAAAATAATTTTTTAAACTTAAAAATAACAACGTGAACCAACAGCAATTACTCGCGCAAAGTAGATTCAATTTAATTTCAAGCCAATAATTTTATGTTAAAATGGATTAAACTATTATTATCTGACTCTTCGCAAGCAAGTGTAAGAAGATTAATTGGATTTATTTCTTTTATAGAGTTATTAATAATTACGAATGTAGCTTTATTTACTAAAGTTGCTTTACTTAATATTAGTTTAATAATTGTAGCTTTTAATATATTTGCAGCCATAACTATGATAGCAATTTTTTTATTAACAGCAACTAATATAGCAAAAATAATTTATTCTCCTTCATCTAATTCAATAGAGGAAGATATTAACTCAGAAACAACTATACAATAATGCTAACAACCTTCATACTAACAAATTTAAAAGAAATTTTAATATTGTTTGGATCATCATTTACAACCTGGTTTTTTGTGAGAAAAAAACAACAAGCTGAAACAACATCTACTGAAATAGATAATGGTCAAAAGATAATTGAATTATATCAAAAAAGTTTAGATGATTTAGAAACAAGACATAAAGAACAATTTGAAGAATTAAAGAAAATGTATGATGCTAAAATTAATGAATTTACAGCACAAGTACATGCTTTAACAATTGAATTAGAACTTTGGAAAACTAAATATGAAACTTCTCAAAAAGAATTAAAAAATAAAAAATGATTAAAGTAGGAGAACAAGGCATATTTATATCTGATACTGCTGCCAAAAAACTGTCTCCTTATATTTTAAGTCAGTTTAAAAAAACATTAGTTTTAGATTTAAATGCTTTACAATCATTTACAGAAACTGATCCTGTATTTACAGCTTGGCAAACATTGTATGGTCAAGAAATGCAAGTGGAGATTATACAGGAACTTTAGTTGGTGCGTTTACAGAAGATAAAACATTTATAAGTTATAATGCTTTTTCTGATGTAACCTTAAATCATGCAGTAGAATTAGTAAGAGTAGACGAAGATACACTTCAACTATGGACAGTATCAACAGGCACAGGTTCAACAATAGATAGTGTTTTAAATAAAACTTGTGTAGAAATTAGAATTTATAAATAAAAAAATACTATGGAAAATATAACACCAAAAATAGTTCTTACAGAAGAACAAAAAGCACAATGTATTGCTATTGATACAGCAGCAAAGGAAGAAATAAATGCACTTCCTGAAAAAGAAAGAACTATGGTAAAGGTTCAGCAAATTCTTAGCAGAGCCATAGCAGACAAAAAAATTATTAAAAATTCTTAGTAAACAAAATAATTTTAATGACATCAATATTAAAAAAAATATTACATTGGATAGGACTATTACTTTCAGATTCTAAATTTGCTTCTACAAGAAGGTTTATAGGTATCCAAGCTTTCTATAATTTAGTAATATTTGCAATTTTAGGATTTTGTTATAAACAAAAATTAGCAAATACTGAGTTAATAGTGCAGTTAGCAAGTTATTTTTTTACAATTGCAATGGCAACAATTATAGGAACTACTATAACAGATATGGCAGTAATAATAAAAAATTCACAATTAGGAGATAAAGAACCAGAAGATCCTTTTAATTATTCAAAAGATGATTATCCGAATAGATAGACAAAATGATGTACCTAAAATTACAGAACCAGGTAAATTAGTTTATTCTGAAAAATCTGATGCCTTATTTATACGAACTCTTAAAGAAGGTACAAAAGTAATTGGAGGGAATAATACAACCATAGTAGAAACAGATCCTATATTTTCAGCTTGGTTAGCAACTCCTCCTAATGTTTCCATTTTTACAAATGATGCAGGTTATCTTACATCCTTTTCTGAAACAGATCCTGTATATACAGCAAGTTCTTGGTATTCAACAACTAATAATGCTACTGATTGGAATACTTCTTTTGGATGGGGAAATCATGCATCCGCAGGTTATCTTACAAGTATTACAAGTGGACAAATTACAACTGCTTTAGGATTTACTCCTGTTACAAATGCAAGAACATTAACTATAAATGGTACTACTTATGATTTAAGTGCTGATAGAAGTTGGACTGTTTCAGGAGGTATTTCTACATTAAATACTTTGACAGGAGTAACTCAAACATTTGCTACAGGCACAACAGGTACAGATTTTAGTATTAGTTCATCAGGAACAACTCATACTTTTAATATCCCTACTGCTTCATCAAGTAATAGAGGAGTATTATCAACAACTGATTGGACAACATTTAATAGTAAAGAATCAGCTTTAACATTCTCTACAGGATTAACAAGGACATCAAATACTATAACATCCAATATTTCAACAGGAGTTTCTGGTGGACAAACTATTATTGGAGGAACTGCAAGTGGAAATAATTTAACTTTATCATCTACTTCAAATGCTACCAAAGGAAAATTATTATTTGGTACTTCTGCCTATGATGAAGTCAATAATAGATTAGGTATAGGTAATACATCTCCTTCTTACGCTTTAGATGTTAATGGAGATATTAGAGTTAACAATATTTACAGATTTCAAGCAGGACAATCTTTTTCAGTATCTGGAAATGGAATCAACATAAATGCAAATAATGGAACAGTTTGGAATGCAAACTTAACAGGTTCTACTCTTTTAGCTTTGTCTAATGCTGGTATTTTTGGATTTACTGCTGGGTTTGTAACAGGATATACTAATCCTTTTATAGCTTTAGGAGTACATAGAGAATCAAGCACAAATTGGAGAGCTCAATTGGCTTATCCTATTACTTTTCAAAATTTAGCAGGAGATATAGCTATTACTCAAGATACAGGTAAAACATATGGAGGAATATTTACTCCTACAGAAACCTTGAGATTAAAGGTAGGAGGTACAGTAGGCATAGGAGTAACTTCTCCCTCCGCTTATTTATCAATAAAAGCATCTACTACTTCTATTCCTCATTTAAATTTAACAGCAGGCTCAGCACCTTCTTCTCCCACTAATGGAGATATTTGGTTTGATGGCACTGATATAAAAATGAGAATTGGAGGTGTTACTAAAACATTTACATTAACTTAATATGAAATATGAACTTTTAAATACCATTATTTCCGCAGAAATGCCTATATTAGAATCAGACGAATATGCTGTAATTATTACTTTACGTTTACATCCTACTGATAATATAGCCAGTGATTTTTCAAAGGATGTTGTAGTAGTGAGTAACAATTCTCAAACAGGATTTGAAGTTGATGCTCAAAGAGAACAAGAAATACAAAACTACTTAAATCAAATAAATCAATAATAAACATGGATAACGAAGAAATTTTAAAAAAAGCAAAAGAAATCATAGAAGAAGAAAAAAAGAAAAACGTTCAAAATTTTGATAAAGAATTATTAGAACTTTGTAAAAAATACAATATTCAATTAGTTCCTCAAATAACTATACAATCTTTATAATATGTTTAATAGTTTATCTACTTATTACTCAATATGGACAATTGTTCAGACTTTAATAATAGGAGCAGGAGGACTTGCCACTGCTATATTAGCTATTTGGGGTATTTGGGCTAAAATACTAAAACCTTGGTTTAAAGAATCAAGAGAAAAGAGAGAAACTCTTTTTAAAGCTATTGGACATATAGAAGGTATTTCTGAAAAACTTGAAAAAGTTTCTCAAGAGTTACAACCAAATGGAGGAGGATCAATTAAAGATCAAATTAAACAAATAGCTAATGACATAAAAATTATTAGAGTAGAAAGGGATGCTACATTTTATTTATCTAAAGAACCTTCTTTTAAAAGTGATGGAAAAGGATATTACACAAGTATAAATTATGCTTTAAGCCAGTTAGTAGGAGTCTCAGAATCTGAATTATTAGGTTTAGGGTGGTTAAATTATGTTGCTTTAGAAGATAAAGATAGAATTTGGGAAGAATGGGAAAATATTATAGAATCAGGAAAAGAGATTTCTTTATTTTATGGGATAAAAAACCCTACTACAATGGAAGTTATATCTGTAAAATGTAGAGCAGTTATTATTAGAGATAATAATAAAATATTATCTGTGATAGGAACTATAGAACCCACAGAGAAAAAACATTACAAAAAACTAAAGATAGCTTAACATGAATAATAAATTATTGACTTATCTTTACTCCATGAAAAAACAAATAATAATAGTGTTAATTATTGTGACAATTGCGTTAATTTTTTTATTACCAAAAAGTTGTAATAAGCCAATAGAAGTAAAACAAGATAATGGTTGGGAAACACTTAAAAAAGAAAAGGAGAGAGAAATAGAAAAAAAAGATAGTGTTTATTTAGATTTAAAGAAAAAAACTGATTTAAGAATTAAACAATTAGAAAAAGAAAGAATTTCTCAAGAAAAAAAATATCAAAAGCAATTAAATGACCTAAAGAAAAAGTATGACAAAGAATATAGTAAAGTTACTGCTACTCCTATTGATAGCACAATCAACATTAGCTCAAGATTTTTATCCGAAGAAGTTGATTATTCAAAATTCCAAAAGTAGAGATACTGTAATTGCTTTTACTAATGAACAAGTAATTAAAATTAATCAAGAGCATGTAATTTTAAAACAATGTATTGAATATTCAAATATTCAAGATTCTACAATTAAATTTCATCTTAAAACTATAGAAGAATTAAAAAGTATTAATTTTAATTACATATCTCTAGATTCTATTTCAAGAGAAACTATTGAAACTCAAAGTTTTATGCTACAAGCTTCTTATAGAGAAAAACAACAATTACAAGAAACTTTTACTAAATATCAAAAACAAGTTAAAAAGCAAAATAGAAATACTTGGTTTTATAGTACATTTATTCTTATTCCTATAATAGCTATAACTACAGGTTTATTAACTCATTTCATCCCTAAATAAATTTCATGAATAAAAGACAACAAGTAATAGATTTTTTATCTAAAAGATATAATAATATCTTAAAAGCAAAACAAAATGGAACAATTTCTTGGGTAGAAATTAAAGACGAATTTCACAGAGAAACAGGATTTGATTTACACAAAGATTATTTTAGAAGTGTATTCAAAGATATTAAAGTAGGTACTGAAACAGTTGGTTACATGTACCCAGTAAGTACAGAACTATTGGAGAGAAAATATAACATAACTACAACAGATGACACTTTCCATTACATAAATGGAAATGAAAATAATGATAAAGGAACTAAAGAATTTACTTTTACAGCAAATAAAATTCCTACTGAAGCAGAAATAGTAGATCATTTCAACATAGATTTAACTAAATATCGTATTGCTCAAATATGGCATAAAACGACTCCAGGAGGTAAATATTCTATAAGTGTTAATTTACAGGCAAATAAAATAAGACAATTAAGTTCTGAATTTGAGCAAGGTTTTAAAAGGTTTTGTGAAAAACAAAGTTTAAAAGTATTGAAATCCGAATCTAAGATCAATACTTTAGGAGTTCCTAAATTTGAAAAAAATTCTACAGTAGTAATAAATTTAGCTGATTTACATTTAGGAAAACTTGTCTCAGAACATGAAACAGGTGAAAGATATAATATTGATATAGCTAAAGAAAGATTTTTAACTTGTATTAGACATTTAGCTTATAAATCATATTCTTGTTATGGAATTAAAAAATTTATTTTGTCTTCATTAGGAGACACTTTACATACAGATACAGTTAAATCAACCACAACCTCTGGTACTTATGTAGAATCAGATACAAGAGCATCTAAGGTATTTGAAGTAGCATTGGAAGTATTGACAGAATCTATAGATATACTTAGACAGTTTGCAGATGAAGTAGAGTTTATTAATATAGCTGGAAATCACTGTGAATTATCTGAGCAACATTTAGGTATAGCACTTAAAGCATATTATAGAAATGATAGTCAAGTTACTATAAACGCAGAGCCAAAAGTAAGAAAATCCATATTAATAGGAGACAACTTATTGTCTTGGACACATGGAGATACAAATATGAATACACTTCCTTTAACTATTGCTACAGAAGTTTCTGAATTATGGGGAAAATCAAAATTTAGATTAGTACAATTAGGACATTTACATGGTACAAAGAAAAAAATATTCCAAGCAGAAGATGAGTTTAATGGGGTTATTGTAAGGCATTTTAGTTCTTTATCAGGAACTGACTCTTGGCATAATAAAAATAACTACATAGGAAATCAAAAGAGGGGAACTGCCTTAGTATTTACAGACAATGAAATAGGTATAGTAGGGGAATTCTATAAAACAATATGAGTAAAGCAGAAAAAATTTCAGGATTAACTATTTCAGAGCTTACACAAATAGGTATTTATAAAATTTGGTTTGATAATGATGATTTAAAAAGAGTTTATATAGGTAGTGCTATTAGAAATGGAAAAAATAATCCTCAGAAAGGATTTTTAAATAGATGGAATTTACATCTCAGTAATTTAATAAATAATCATAATTGTACACCTAAATTACAAAATGCTTTTAATAAATATGGATTAGAGAATATAAGATTTGAAATTATTGAAGTATTAGAAAAAGATAAACCTGTGAGTTATTATGAAGATATTGAAACAAAGTACATAAAAAAATTTGATGCTGTTAAAAATGGTTGGAATATAAATATTAATGGTAAAAATTGTAAAGGTACTCCTATGAGAAAGGAAGTTAAAGACAGAATTTCTATTGCTAATAAAGGAGTAAATAATGGTATGTATAATAAATATGGAAAATTAAATCCCAATTCTAAACCTGTTTATCAGTATGATTTAGAAGGTAATTTTATTAAGAAATGGGAATGTGCCAGAGAAATTAATAGAGCTTTACATATTCCTTATAAACAAATATCTCAAACTTTGAAAACCAAGAGTAAATTTTGTAAAGGATTTTTATGGTATTCTTTAGCTATGGGGAATAAAGTAGATAAATACATTAAAAGAAATCCTATTGAAAATCTTAGATAAAAAATTAAATAATGGAATTAGAAGAAAAATTTAAAAATTTATCAATAGATAAATTAAGATTAAAGATAGAGGAATATTTTAAAAAGTCTTTTGAGACTATAAAAGATTCTAAAATAACTCATTATGATAATGGACTAACCCATATAAAAGATGAGGGCTTATCCATAATGGTAAATACTAAAAACTATTTAAAGACACTAAAATAAGTAACATTAAATTAACAATAAGAAAGAGGGCATAACATTTTAAGTTATGCTCTCTTTTTCATTTTAATTTATTATATTATAGTGATGATGGAACGAAATATTAATAAAAAATATCTCGAAATTCATAAAAAGAAAGATTTGCCAGGTAAGAAAATGTCTATAAGAAATAGATTTACTTATTATCCTCTTTATGATGTAGATAAGAATTCTTATATTAGAAGATATAGATTGTGGTTAAAATATAAAGAAAAGTGTATAAAAGAAGGTAGACCATTTGTAGATGTAAAACAATATGGTAAAATTCTTTATGCTATGTCTAAAGAAATAAAAGAACAATTAAGTGTAGATCAAGATGGAGTAGTATTTAAGTCTTTTAAGGTTAGAGTAGCTACAGATTATAAAAAAAGACCTATGCTTCAGGTAAAAAGTAGGGCAAAAAAGAAAGGAATATTATCTATGAAAGATTGGGGAATATTCCCTTCAAGACCTTTTAAAGATAAATTAAAACTATTATATAAACAAAACAAACTAATTGATTTTGCAAAACTTAAAAGTAGACACTATAAAACTATTGCAGATAAATTAGATATTTTTGATGAATTTTAAAAATGACTATAAAATCAGCCATATCCCAAGTTAAATCAGATAATAAAGCATTTTCTGATGATAGTATGTTAACCAATAGATTTATTTGGTCTAAGATACAATCTAAAACTTTGTTTTTTCTTAAACAGAAGAATGACAAATTTAATCTAAATAACAACAATTTTCTATATTCAATATTAGATTGTGTAGATATGGAATTAGTTAATTCTATTGATTGTTGTAAAGAAATACCTTCTTGTGAAATTCTTAGATCTGTTGAGAAATTACCAAAAATAGCTGAATCTAATTTATCAGCTATTATTAAAGGCATCTACAATTTAGATGGAAGTGAGAGAATTGATTTTGTAACCATTAATGATGTTATTAGATTATCTAATTCAAAATACAAACCAAAAGGCATAAAAGCCTTCATAAAAGATGAATACCTCTTTATTCCTTTTAGAAAGAACCCCAAAGCTGTAGCTATAGAAGCTTACTTTGAAAATCCTTTGGAAGTATATCAAAGAAACAGATGTAAAGAACAAGATAGTTGTATATCTTATTCAGATCTAGAATGGAGATGTCCTTCAGATTTACAATCAGTTGTAATTCAAGAAGTTAATAAAGAATTGGCTTATTTCTTTAATAGAATTATCTCGGATGAAAATACTGATAAAAATGAGTCATCGAGATGAGTCAATTTGAAATTAATATTAAAGACGCATTTTTTAAAAATCCTTGCGTTTATATTATAAAAAATAAAAATAATAATAAAATTTATATAGGTTCTACTATAAATTTTAGAAAGCGTTCACAAGAACATAAAAGAGATTTAGAGAAAAATAATCATATAAATAAACATTTGCAAAAAAGTTATAATAAAGGAAATAAATTTACCATTGAAATATTACAACTATGCCAAAAAGAACAGTTAATTTTATTAGAAACAGATTATGTTTTATTTTGTAGAAGTAATGATAAAAATATAGGCTATAATATACTTATTCCAGGAAAAATGCCTAAATTTAAAATTACTGAAAAGCATAAAGAAAAAATGATGATAGCCAGAAGAAAAAAAGGGTATGATTTGTCTTGTTTAAGAACAAAAGAAGTTGTTGAAAAATGTAGACTTAAAAAATATAAAAAAGTAAATGTTTTTAAAAAAGATGGATCTTTATTATTTACTGCAAAAAGTATGATTGATGCAGAAGAAAAAACAGGAATAAAAAGACAAAATATCTCTGAAAATTGTAGAAATAAATCTTCATATTTATACAACAATTTATATTTTAGATATTTAGGTGATAGTAATTATAGAGAAAAATACATAAAAGTTATTTATGATAATGAAGTTTTTGGTTTTGATAAAGTAGCAGAAGTATTAAAATTTTTTAATATAAAGAATGACACAAATCTTTATAAATTTGCTAAAGATAAAAATTTTAAAGGTAAATCTTTTGAATATTTTAATAAAAAACATTCAAAGTCAAATTATAAACAAAAAAAACACTGATAAAAATGAACAATCCAAATGAAATATAGTTTAAAAAGATATACTACTGCTGATGAAATTTTTAATAGAGTTTCTGCTTCATTAAAATCTTATAGTGATAGTGATTTAATTTTATTTGATGAGTATTATAAAATTATTGATCTTTGTAATGCAAGATTAGGTCTTAGAATTAATCCAACTAAAGAAGTATTTTTAAAGATTGAAAATGGAAGGGTAGATCTACCCCTTGATTTTCATTTATTAGAATTGGCTTTATTAGTTAGTAATCAAATTGAAGTTTATAATTTACCTATTCAAAAAACAGAGTATTTAACTTCAAGATGTCCTACATCAAATGAATTATCCTTAATAGAAGCAGATAAATGTTGTAATTTTAAATTAGAGTGTGGGAAAGTACCCATACTTACTTGTGAGTATGAAAAGAGACAAATAGTATTTAAGCAGACATTCATTGCCCCCCTAACTGAGAAAAAATATGCAACTAATGCTTGTTTTAATTTAAATGTATCTAGAGGAAGAATTTTAATGGAAATAACTAATAATCAAATCTTTATAGATGGAGTTGAAGATGGTTATGTATATTTACAGTATACTTCTAATATGAAAGAAGAAGGCAATATACCTACTTGTATAGATAATGAAATTATTTTAAACTATTATGAGCAAGCAATTAAATATGAAATCTTACAGGATTTATATATAAATAAAAGATTGGAGATTGCTCAGGCACTTCAATTAGTTGAAAAAAGAATGATATTAGCTAAGAATGAAGCTATTTCTTTAGTATCTACTCCTGAATTTGGAGAATTACAACAAATAGGTAATTTTCTTCGCAGACAATATAGAAAATATAATCCAAAACTTAGATAATTATGGAATTAACCTCAACAAAAACTTTATTAAAAAGACCAACTACTACATCTAAATATGGTGAATTTATTGGTAAATTATTCCATTCAAGAAATGTGGCACATTTAGTACACTTAAATGTAACTTCTTTTGCTAAACATAAGGCATTAAATGAATATTATGATGAAATTCTTGATTTACTAGATACTTTAACAGAAACTTCTTTTGGTTCTATAGGAAGACAAGAAATAATTATCCCTGAATCTAAAGTAGAAGATATAAATGTTCATCTTTCTTCTTTAAGAGATTATATAGAATCCAATAGACTTATATTTAAAGGAACTCATTTACAGAACATTATTGATGAGATAGTAGCATTAATAGATCATACTGTTTATTTATTAACACTTAGTTAATGTTAGAAAATAAAGATATACAAGGCAAGTCAACACAGGTAGTAGGTTTAAAAAAATCTATACATAAAACTGTTTTAAAAGATGGAGAGTATCATCATTTAAAAAATGGTACTATTTCTTCTTTTGAGGGAGATATTCCTTTTATACAAAATATGCCTTCCAACATAGAATGTGTAACTTTACCTATAGGATATAAAGTTTTAGGAAGTGAATATATTAAAGAAAGGGATTATCACATCTTATTTTTAGTAAATCCTGCATCTAATAAATCTGAGATTGGGTTTTTTTATGGAAATGAGTGTAGATATGAGACTAAACTAAATCAAAATTGTTTAGATTTTAGTATTTCATATCCAATAAAATGCCAATATAAAATTAAAAAATGTCAATTACATCTTTATTTTCAAGATGGAAAAAACAAAAATAGACATATCAATTTAGATGATTTACCTTTTAAAAAACAATTAGTAGATGGTTGTTATGTAGACACAGATGTATTTGATTGTTCATCTATTAACATTCAAAATGATTTAACTCCTCCAGTAGTTAAACCAAGAATTCCTATTGAAGCAGGTGCTTTATATACAGGTGTTTATCAATTTGCAGTAGCTTACGCCAACATTAAAGGAGATGAACAATCTTCTTATTACAGTAAGACAAATCCAATGCCTATTTATGAAGATAGATTCTCCTCTTATGAAAATACAGAAGGTTCACAAGCCAATAAATTAACAGATAAAGCTATTCCTGTAGAGTTTTCTAATTTAGATATTAGGTATGACTACATCAATTTAGCTGTTATTAAAACTGTACAAGGTACTCCTACATATGAATTAGTAGCAACACTCCCAATATCTACAAAAGAATATATTTACACAGGAAGAGAAGTGACTAAATTGTTATCTATAGATAGAATATTAGGATTATATCCTGATTATTTTAATTCTAGAACGATTACCTCTGCTAATAATTATCTTATAATGGCAAATATGTCTACTCAAGATGAAGCTAATTACCAACCTTTTGCTAACTTAATAGAACTTGAATGGGCAGTAGTAAGGAAAAAAGCAGATAGTTTTGAATCTACTTATAAAAATCCCTTAAATTCTGTAGAATATAAAGGATATCAAAGAGGAGAAGTGTACCCCTTTGCCATACATTTATTATTAACTAATGGCAGGAAAACATCTGCTTTTCATATTCCAGGTCGTAAAGCTAAACCTTCTGATTTAGTTAAATACACTATAGATAATATTCCAAGTGGGGAAAGTTGTAATTTTTTTGAATTAACTGATATAGATCCTTGTTCTAATACAAACGTAAGTGAACTTTATCACTGGCAAGTATATGATACAGCTACTATAGAAGAGCAAAAAAATCCTGATGAATTGACAGTTTGTGATGGAGATGTTATAGCTAGAGGAGATTTTGCGTATTGGGAATCTACTAATACTTACCCTTGTAATTCAGAAGTATATCAAAATTTATCAGGACAAAAAATAAGACATCATAAATTTCCTACTAATAATACTATTCATCACCACAATCAACCTTATTCTTATGCATTATCAGGAGATTCTGTGGCTTATTCTAATAATGAAACTTATATTTATCCTATAGGAGTACAATTAAAAAAATCATTGAGTGATTATATTCAGACTGCAATTAATAGGGGAATATTGTCAAAAGAAGAAGCTGATTTAATAGCAGGATATGAAATAGTAAGAGGAGATAGAACAGGTAATAAATCTATTATAGCTAAAGGATTATTGTATAATATGAATTATTATATGGACATTAATCCCTCTACAAATATAAGTGAAGAAGTATTATATCCTAACTATCCTTTTAATGATTTAAGGGAAGATAAATACCTAAATAATCAATTATCTAATGATTATTCTACTATTTCTTTTATAGTAGAGGTTTCAGGAAGTGCAACATATAATTCTGGAGATACAGTTCCTTTTGGTACATGGGGAAATCCATATTCTACATCTTTTACTTTAGATAGAACCTTTACAGTAAATGAAGATTTTACAATTACATATCAAAAAATAGGAGATCCTCCTATATTAGGATATTATTCTATGTCTTTTAAATTTTACGGAGATGATAGAACTACAAATGAAGATTTTGTAATATATGAAGGTACTCAAGATTTGCAGAGTCAACCTTTATATAAAAAAAATTTATTTACTTTTCATAGTCCTGATACTTCTTTTAAAAAACCCTTTTTAGGACAGGAATTAAATTTACATTCAATAGAATTTGGGGCATCTGAGGGAAGATTTGATAGAGTAGCAGGGCATCCAGAATTTAAACCTGCTAATCAAACAGATTCAGCAAATTATGCTTGTGCTTATAAAGCTGTGGGTAATTACAATAATTATGTATCTGTAAGCAATACTAATCTAAGAAGAAAATTAGAAGATTTTAGTTATTTAGTTGGTAACAATTTTACTAAATTAGCTGATACATCTACTAAAATAAATAATAGATTTAGAGAATCATCTGTAGGATTAAGATTAAATTGTGATTTAGATAATCCTTCTATAGAAGATCAATCAAGATATACAATTAGTCAAAATAATCAATGCGATTGTAAAGCAGTTGTAGAGGATAGAGTTCTTGATTATAAAAATGCATTTGAAGTAGATAGTCAATGTACCACAGATAATAAATGGATTAGTTCTTATTATGGATCTCTTAAAACTAAGATACTCAATCAATATGGTCAGGTAGATACAATTAAATATGTGTTAACAGGTAGTTATCATAATGTATATGATGAACCTATACCTATATTTGGAGGAGATACCTTTATTACCAGATTTACCCTTAAAAGAAAAAATTCCTTCTTTAATGTAAATTTTATTGGGATGTCTCCTGTAGGTATTACATACAAGGGTACTAAATATGCAAATCTTCTCACTCCTGTATATCATGCAGATAATGAAAAAGGAGGAGCTTTAGGGGAATATAAAATAGATTTTTCTACTTCTAAATTAGATTGCTCTATAAGTGGAGGAGTAGGTGGAGGAGATAGAAATGGTTTTTTCTATTTATTTTCTACTGGAATTGTAAACTTCTTTGTAGAGAGTGATATAAATACAGAATTGAGATATTCTGGAGTAAATCCTCAGGATACTTGGTATCCTAAACTAAAAAATACAGATGTGTGGGATTGGATGGAAGAACAAAAAGTATCCATTAATTTAGACAATACTTATTATTATAATTTTGATTATTCAAAACAAAATACTGAAGAAGCTTTATTCCCACAAGCAGCAGATTTTAAACCAAATACTTCTTGTAAAAATACTCATCCAAGAAGAATCATTTATTCTAAACAAGATAATGAAGAAGCATCTGCTGATAATTGGTTAGTATATCCTGCAAATAATTATTGTGATGTAGATAGTTATTTAGGTTCGATTATAGATATAGAAGCTCTAGATACTTATAAAGTATTAGTAAGGTGTGAAAATGGTTCTTTAGTATTTAATGCATATGATACTTTGCAATTAGCTCAAACTTCTGTAACTGTAGGGACAGGAGGAATGTTTTCTCAAAGACCCCAAACCTTTGCAGAAACAGACACAGGTTATGCAGGTTCACAATCTAAGTATGCTATTAATACTTCTCAATATGGAACATTTTTCCCTGAATTTAAAAGAGGTAGAGTATTTCATTATGCAGGTCAATTAGAAGAAATTTCTAATAATGGAATGTTTGATTGGTTTCAGGAAAATATGAATTTTAAAATTCAATCTCAAATACCAAATGTCAATTTAGATAATCCATTTACAGGGATAGGATATAATTCAGTTTATGATAATAGGTTAAATTTATGGTTCTTGACTAAAAAAGATTATAAATTAAAAAATATAAAAGAGTTAGGTAATATTACTTTAGATGAAAATAATAATATTTTATATAAGGGTAAACCTGCAAATTTTTTAGATAATAAAATTTGGAAAAATGTAGGCTGGACAATCTCTTACAGTCCTTTATATAAATCTTGGATTTCTTTTCATTCATTCCAACCTAATTATTACATTAATGGAATACAAAATTTCTATACAGGATTACAGGATGGAGTTATTTACAAACATTGGGATAAATTTTCTTTTCAAACTTATTATAAAAAACTCTATCCTTTTGAAATTATGATTACTACTTCAAAAGAAGAGTTAACATCTATTTTACAATCCATTGAATATAATTTAAAGATTCAGAAATACTTAAATAACAATTATCAGGATTTATATGAAAATCATAACATTAACTTTACTAAAGCAATAATATCTACAGATAATCAATCAAGTGGATTATTGAACTTGATTAAAAAAGACAGTCAAAATCCATATCAATCATTAAGTTACCCTAAATCTAATATTGGTTCTATAGATATTCTTTACTCTAAAATAGAAGGACATAAATATAGAATTAATCAATTTGCAGATTTAGTTTTAGATAAAAACAATGATCAAGCAATTTTTTTACATGAAGAAAATGGAGTAGATAAAGTACCAAATAATATTGATTATAGTAAACAATATCCTCAAAAACTAAGAAATGAATTTTTTGATGTAACTTTAATTAATGATAAAGAATCAGATTATAAGTTTATACTTAAATCTTTAATTAATAAAACCTTAAAATCTATAAGATAATGGGGACTATAAAAATTAATCCAAAAAATAAAGGAAAATTTACAGCTACTAAAAAAAGAACTGGTAAATCAACTGAAGAACTTACTCATTCAAAAAATTCTTTGACTAGAAAAAGAGCAATATTTGCTCAGAATGCTAAAAAATGGAAACATTAAAAAATAATTAAATGGCTAAATATATTGTAAAAAAAGGAGATAATCTTTCAACTATTGCTAAGAATAATGGAGTGAAATTAAAGGATATATTATCTATAAATAAAATAGATAATCCAGATTACATACAAATAGGTCAGAAAATTAATTTGCCCGATAATAAATCTAATTTCAAAGGGACTAATTATACTCAGTTTTCAGATGATTATGATGCTACTCCTAAATGGAATAAAATCACTCCTAATGCTGGAAATAGTAAAACTATTAAATCTACTCTTAGTAAACAAGTTTTAAAGACTAAACCTGCTTCAGTAAAACAAAATGATGAAACTGGTTTTTTAGATTCTATGAAAAATAAAATCTATGAGACTTATCAAGATGTAACAACTGCCATAGACCAACAAACATCTAAAAAAGTAGTTGCAAAACCAAAAGTTAAAATAGATGATTCTTTTATTGATTATGGTTATAAAGAATTAGGTACTTATAAAGATGAAAGCTTTAAAGCAGGTAAAAAAGATTCTCTATTATCTGCTATGAATGTATTTGATAATGATAAAGGATTTGACTATATTGTATCACCTAAAGTAAAAGAAGGTAAAAAAACATTTAATAATGTAAAAGGAGTAGCACATTTTTTAATGGATACAGATATTACTCCTAATCAAAAATATACTACACCTTATATTGAAAAAGGAAATAATAGTGTAAAATCTGCTCAACCAGGAAAGTTTACTCCTTATTTAGGAACAAATCCTGATGATTATGTTATGTATTATAAAAATACAGGTAATGATAAAATAAATGTAAAGTATGGACAATTAAAGGATAAAGATAAATATAAAGGATATGAACAAATAAAAGTCAGAAGTATTCCTTTTGGTGACTTAGACTTTAATAATAAAAGAAGTGCAGGGTTTGCCAAAAAAGCTTCTTACATAGGAACTTTAGATGGTAAGCAAACTTCCATTATAACAGACCCAGAATCTAATGATGTATATGGGAGATTTTCAGGGGGTTCAGGAATATTTCATTTTAAAGAACCTAAAACAGGTAAAACTATTTCTGTAGATGTATCAGGAAGTGTTAATACTATTAAAAAAGTTGGAGAAGAGTTATCTAAGAAATATAATGTTGATCCTAAACAATTACAATTTTTATATCATGACATGGGGAGCTATTCTGCTAAACCTAAAAGTCATAATGGAGTATTAAGTAATGAACAATGGCAAAATTATAATGTAAATAATAAAGGATACTCAGGAGCAGCATTAATGTATCCTATGGAATTTGGGGGTATGGCAGCATCTGATAATGTAGACATGGGTTATTATAGTAACCCTTTAAAATATTTTGCTGCTATGGGTATTAATATTTCAGATGATGATTGTTTAGAATGTGGAGGTAAAGTTTATGCAAATAATGGGTTAAACATAGATTCAACCTTAAATGCAAATAAAAATCTTAATTGGGTACAAAGACTATATCAAAAAAACACTCCTACTATTTTTTTACCAGGAGAATCCCATCCTTCTACACATTATATGGAAAATGCAGATGATTTTGTTTATCCTACAATAATACAAAACGAAGATGGAAAACTAGAATATTTAGGGGATAAAGCATATGATTACGCTATGAAAACTAATACAGCTATAAAATTTAAAACTCCTGAAGAAGCAGAATATTTTGCTAAAAATTATAAAAAAGGTAAAGGAGTATTAAAGAAATTTAATATGGGAGGAAAAATTACAGCAGAAACTATTTATTCTATGAGTAAACAACCAAAAGTTATTCTAACTCCTGATGATATCAAAGCAGAGACAGGATTTAATTGGCAAAAATATTTCCCAATGGAAAGGGATATTCCTATGGATACAATTTCTTCTTATAATAGAGATATAGATAGATTTGCGTGGAAAAATACGTTACAGAATTTACCAGACATTCAAAAACAACAACAAATACCTAATCAACAAATAGACAGTTCCTATTATACAACTAAAACTCCAAGAGGATATTTTAATGTGTATAATAAACAAAATCAATTAGTTGGTTATTCTATGGATAATAAAACAGTTATAAAACAAGAACCTAATTTTGAAAAGGGAGGAATTATTCAAGCATGGATACAAAAATTTATAACAGGAGGTAAAGTTTATGCAGATGGGGGTGCAAATCCTTATATAGATCCTTATGCAGGAATGACAGAATTTAATCCAGAGGCACAAACTAATATGCAATCTATGCCTTTTCAAAAATTACAAACTCAACCTATAAATCAAAATCTTAATAATTTACAACCAAAACAATTTAATACTCAAATGCAAGTTCCTCTTGCTCAAAGTAATATGCCACAAAATATAGGTACTAATTTTAAAACTTCTTTTGATGCATCAAATGATCAAGTTAATCAGGATAATGCACTGGCAGACTCTATGATGGGGGGAGAAGGAGGTGGAAAAGGTATGGATATAGGTAATAAAATAGGAAGTGTAGCTTCTCAGGCAATGGGGGCAGTCACTAATTTTGGGAAAGCTGTGGCTAAACCTGATACTAAAGCATCTGCTTTTTTTAATGGAGCTGGAAAATCACTAGCTGTTACTGCTCCTTTAGTTGCAATTCCTGTAGTAGGGCAAGCAGCCTATGCTGCAAGTGCCTTAATATGGGGGTTTGTTAACATGCGAAAAAAAGCCATAGAACTTAAAGAAAAGAAAAAAATGACTGACTACTCTGAGTATGAAACTAGAAATACTCAAAGTGTAAATCAACCTTCTTATTATGGTCAATACATGGCTAAATATGGGGCTAATCCTAAAATGATGGAACAAAGAGTTATAGATGATATTTATTCTGATTTTGATAAATACATGAAATTAACTTAAAAGGTTATAAATTAATTTCGTAAATTATAGTGATGAAAGTAATTTCTACTAAAATAGTGAATGGTAAAAAAATGTTCTTAATTGAAGAGCCTACTAAACTATTTGCTCAAAATGGCTTTTCAAGTAATCCTTATTATGTACCTATTCAAGGTTCTATATCTGACAATACAAAGACTAAATTAAGTCCAAAAAAAGAATTATCCAAAGAAGAAATTAAACAATTACAAAAAAGCCCAACATCTGTAAAGAACATAAAAGCAAAAGAAGTTGAAGATAAAAATCAAAGATTAAAATTATCCGAACAAGCTTATCAAAAAAGAAAAACTACTGGAATTCAATCATCTCAAGATTTAGCGAATGAAACAGGAGCAATAGGGGATAAAATAGCTTTACAAAATATACCTTATGTTGGAAAATATATACCAAACATATTAGATGTTACTCAAGGAATAGGAAATATGGCTTCAGGATTAGGTAGAATTCCATTAAATTTAGAAAAAGGAAATTATGGTCAAGCTGCCCTAAGTGTAGCAATGCCATTAGGAGTTGGTGCTTTAGCAGGAGTAGGTGCTGAAAATACAGGACAGTTTGTGAATAATCTTGTTAATCCTTTAGCAGGAACAGGAGAATTAATAAATAACTTAGGAAATAAGTATTTACCAAATGTTTATAAATTAAATCCTTGGGCATTTAAACCTCAAGAAGGAATGATGTATAGAGGTGTAGGAGAACCTGCTATAACAGATGCAATTGAAAGTGGTATAATAAGACAAAATCCAAGTGGACGTTATTCTGGAACAGATTTATTTGTATCACCTAATTACAACGTAGCTAACATGTACTCTACTAGCGCTAAATTAGCAGATAAGAATGTTAAAAAAGCTTTAATAGAAATACCTAAGGATGCTGCTAATTTTATTCAACATGATAAATTTGGATTTCATTTTAGAACAAGTGATGTTATTCCAACTTCTAAAGCTAAGTTATATAAACAAGATTGGCTAAAAGGATATAAAGAAGTCCCTAAACCTACAACACCAGAAGATTTAGTAGATTTATATAGAATACAAGAAAATGGGGCTAAATCATTTGCGCAGTTAGCAGCAGAAGGTAAAATACCTCAAGTATTCAATAAACCTGAAATATTAGCCAGAAAAGCGGAGGAAGAAAAATACTTTGGTCAATGGTTTACAAATGATAAAAATGATTTAGATTGGTATTTAAAAGACAGAGAATTTACAAACCCTGAAATTATTCATTTAAAAGTACCAAAATCTAAACTAAGTCAATACCAACAATATGATAAAACATTAAGTCGTGCGCCTGATAGAGAGTTTGTTATTCCTTTTGAAGAACAAAAAATTTTTAAATCAGCAATAGGTAATAACGGAATGTTTAATATGACTAATCCTTTAGCTGGAATAAAATTAAAAGCTAATTTACCTGAAGGAACAGTTATAAATGGAGTAAGTTTAAATCCTTTTAAAGGTAAGATTGATAAAAAAATAGAATTAATTCCTGTTCCATCTAAATTCAGAGGAGAAGATGCTTATAATATAAAATATGGCGATAAATTTATTGGAGATTTTGATTTTGAAAAAATTAATGATAGGTATGTACCTTTTTCAATCTCAATAGATAAAGAATATAGAGGACAAGGATTAGGAAAAGAAGCTTACGAAGTAGCTAATAAATTACTTAAATCTCAAGGAAAAGGTTCATTACATAGTAGTGGATTTTTTATAGGAGATAATGCTAAACATGTGTGGAGATCTTTAGAAAAAACAGGAAAAGCTGAAAAAATTGGAGAAGATAGTTGGAAATTTTTAAAATTTGGAGGAACTGTAAAAGTTCTTGATACGAAAATAGAAAACAATAAAAAATATTATCTAATAAACGAATAATTATGGCTCAAAGATGGGTAACAGAAGAAGAACTTATGCAAATGGAAAATAGATTTGAACAAGGTGGAACACCTGAACAAAATCCTTTACAGCAATTCTTTGAACAACTTCCTCCTGAATTACAGGAGAAAATTCAAATGTTATCTCCTGAAAAACAACAGGAAGTATTAATGGAATTGTTAACTAAATATAACAATTCTCAACAAAATGTGGATAATAATCAACAATTTGCATTGGGGGGTAATACTCAATCTGTTCCTGTAGAAGCAGAAAGAAATGAAACTATTACTACACAAGATGGAGAAGAACCTCAAGTAGAAGGGGGTTATTTAGAACAAAAATCTTATAACCCTGTTACAGGACAAGCAACCTATGAAATACCTGATAATGAACATAGTGAAACACATGAAAATGGTGGAGTAAATATGCAACTATCTGAAGGAGATGTAGTTAATTCAGATAAAACTAAAATTCCTGTAGATTTTAAAGTATATAATAAAAATTTTAAAAATAAAACTTTTAAAGAAGCCAGTGATTATTTAGCTAAACAAGAAACTAAAATTCAAGATGATTTTGCAACTAATGTAAAAGAAGGTAAAACTGATAAAGTTTCTGATGGAGCATTACAAATAATGTTAGCTAAATTAGGAAAAAACAGGGATGAGTTGAATGAATTACAAGAACAGGTACTTGAATCTAAAAAACAAAAAGAAGTAAATGAATCTTTAAAATCAGGTTTAGCTGAATATGGAAAAGTAGTACTTGAAATGGATAAAGCAAAAGAAGGACTAAATGTTACTCTTGATAGGTATTTAAATTATAAAGTAACTAATAGACCAGTAATAAAAGCTGCTGAAGGATTAAATGCTTCAATAGATAAATTTTCTAAATTTGCAGATAAAGTATCTTCTAATCCGAAGGCATCTTTACAAGACATAATGACTGCTTATAGACAATCAGGTTTGAACTTTAATCCTAAAGATAATACTGTTTTTTATAAACCTACTTTTCAACCTATTAATGGTTCTCAACTTGTAGGAGATTTTAAGTCTAAAATTGCTCAAAAAGAAACAGGAGCATATAAAAATCCATATATTGCTATAGCAGGTATAGATGAAAAAGAAGCATCTACCCATTCTTTTGATGAATTAAAATCAAAAGCAGCATCTTCAGGAATAGGTAAATATCAATTTATTTGGAATTTACATAAAGGAGATATTAAAAGAGTCACTGGTATCACTAAACCAGATGATTTTAGATATAATCCTGATGCTCAGGAAAAATTTATGGATTGGTTTAGGGATACTAAATTATTACCTCAAGCTACAGAGCTAAAACAAAAATATCAACTACCGATGTCTATAGATCAAATAATGGCAATGACACATTTAGAAGGTAAAGCAGGACTTGAAAAGAAAATAAAATCAGGTACACTTAAAACTTCTACAATGGCAAATAACTTTAAAAATGCTTCTCCTTTAGATTATGCTTCTAAATTTAAAGAAGGAGGTAAAATATATGCTAATGGGGGAAATAAAATAGATTTTACAAAAGTAAGTGATTTTAATAAACAAAATTGGGATGATTTAAATAAACAAGCTCAAGAACATTTTGGAAGAACTTTTGAAAATCCTGGACAATATCAAGATTATATGTTAAAAAACTATTCTGATTTAGTAAAAACTATGTTCGATAAAGGGTTTTGGAGTAATACTAATCAAGGAGAGACTGTTCCTACTTCAACTATTCCTTTTGATGATAAGGAATTATATCATGCTTTTAGGGATAATAAATATAATAGAAGAGGATTCATACCCCAAACAAAAATATTTGATGATATATCTTCCTATCAAAAATACATTAATGGTAAACAAAAAGTAGGAGGAAATTATTATTTTGATCCTGAATTAAATACTTGGGTAAGTCCTGACATTAATGAAAATTATTATAGTCAACAATCTCAAACTCCTACATCCACAGCAGTTCCTGCAATAGATAATAGAAATAATTTAAATCGTTCTAAATTAAGAATACCTTCTGATAATGAAGAAGTTGTAGATGAAAATCAAACTACTGTTCCTACTACTACTACTACTCAAGGAGATAAAACTTCATGGATGGATAAATTAAAATATGGAATGAGAGAGTCTTTACCTTATCTTAGAAATCTTGCTTTAATGAGAGAGGAACAGTTTAATCCAGTATTACAACAAAAATCCTATCAAAATCCTTATGATAATTTTAATGCAGATTTTAGTATTCAATCTGCTCTTAATGATGTAGATAGAAATACTTTGACAGCAACTTCAGATGAAAGAGGAAATCCTTCTGTTAGAAGTGCAAGATTGGCTCAGATAGCAGCAAATGCTATAGCAGCTAAAGCTCCTTTATATACTCAAAAGTATAATATGGATCAACAGCTTCAGAATCAAAAAGTTGTAGGACAATCTCAATATTTGAATCAATGGGAAGATATTAACAGAGGGTTAAGAAAAGATTTTGAACATGAGGTATTACAAACAAGAGAAGTTCAACGTCAACAAAAAGCTATGGCTATAGATAATATGATGAATACTTATCTTAGAAAAGCAGAAGAAGATCAAGCTCTTAAACTTGCTCTTGCAAATACTAACTGGGATTGGGATAAATTTAAACAAGAACTTATTAATAATCCTGAAAAAGCAAGAGCAGAATTTATGAGACAACAATACATTGCAAAAAATTCTCCTACCCAAAGTAATTATACTATGTCAGATGATTATTATATAGATAATAAGGGTATACCTCGAAAAAAGCCCTCAAAAAAAGATGAAGAGGAAAATAGAGGAAAATATGGATTAAAAGTAAAAAAATCCTAACTTAAAATATTAATTTGGTTAAGTCCATTTAATTCCTTAAATTATAGTGATGGAATTAAATGGATTTTCCATTTAAAACACTAACTAAAAATGATTAAAAATAACTATATATGATTAAAAAAGAAAAAATATCTGGGATTTACATGATTTTAAATATAATCAATGGTAAATTTTATATAGGATCGTCTGTAAATGTTGATAATCGTATATTAAAACACAAACATTCATTAAATAATGGAAAACATCATTCTAAATATCTTCAGGCAGCTTGGAATAAATATGGAGAAAATAATTTTATATTTCAATTAGTAGAACAATGTAAAATTGAAGATTGTTTAAAAAGAGAGCAAATTTGGTTAGATTTTCATCAAGTATATAAATCTGAAATAGGTTACAATATTGTTAATATAGCAGGAAGAACTACAGGATATAAACATAGCTTAGAAACAATTAAAAAATTTTCCAAAACTATCAAAGAAAGAAACTTAAATATGACCAAAGCAGAGAGACAAAATATTTATGGCAAAGGTAGAAAAGACAAATCTATATCTGATGAACATCATAGTAGATTACAAGAGGGGTTACTTAAATCAGGTTGGCTATCTTCTGATAGAAAAAAAGAAATAATAAAAAAATCTAATTTTGAAAAAATATCAAAACCTATATTGCAGTATGATTTAAATGGTAATTTTATAGCTGAATTTCATAATGCTCGTTTAGCTGGGGAGTCATTAGGATTAACTGGTACTAAATATAGGGCTATAAATAATACTGCTTTAAATAGTAAATGGCATAAAAATAGATTTACAGCTTATGGTTTTATTTGGAAATATAAAAACAATATAAATATATAAATATGATATCATATATCAGCCAACCAATTAAAAGCACAGTTGAACCTTATCATGAGAATGTAAATCTCATTGCTCAAGTAGCTCAACAGAAACAAAATAAGTACGACAATATATTGTCTACTATATTACAGAAACAAAGTCAACTCTTAAATTTAGATACTTCCTATGGAAGTGAGGAAGCTGGTTTAAGGAAAGATAATCTTTTAAAAGAGGCTGATAACCAATTAAATAAATTAGCAAGTTCAGATTTAACAATTCCTGATAATATATCTCAAGTAGAGAATATATTTACTCCTATTATTTCAGACAAAGATGTTATGGATGCTGCAAGTATAACTGCATTTACTAAAGAACAAGCATCTTATTTTGATGAGTGGAAAAAAGATGGTAAGGGACTTTATGATGCTAAAAATGAAGCATATTTTTTAGAACAAGTTCAGAAAAATAGAAAATCTTCTTTAAAAGAAGTAAAAGAAAAGGGTTATTCTAAGCCTGTTGCTACTGAATTTACAGATATTGATAAATGGTATAGAGAGTCTATTAAGGAATTATTACCAAATGTAACTATGACAATTGCACCTGATGGACAAGGTAGAATTTTTTCTCAAGAAGGTAAAATTGTTTCTGAAGACAGAATATTAAAAATGTTGCCTACTAATGCCAAAATAATTGCTCAAGCTGAAATTAATGCTCATTATGATTATGCTAATGTAAATCAAAATGATTTATTAAGTGTACAACAAAAATCTTTATTGTCTAAACAATCTTCTGTAAAAGCAGTAATGGATAGAAATTCTAAAGAAATTGGTTATTTAGAAGATCAAATAAAAAATATAGAACAAAATACAGAATCGGGACAAAGACAGGTAGAAGCTACTGCATTTACTAAAGAACAGTTAATTCAACAATTAAAAGATAAAATTCAAGATTATAGGACAACTAATGAAGATTATCAAAAAACTTTTAAAGAATATGATGATTCTATTAATGAATTTAATAGTACTTATAAATTTAATGGAGGTAGTTTTGAAAAGCAATTAACTGAAGATCAATTAAAGAATCTTAAAACTTCTACTTGGTTAAATTCCAGAAAAGAACAATTTGCTGAAGCTATGTCCTATAGTCAAAATACTATAAAAGTAGATACTGATCAAATTCAATTAGAGTATATTAAGCATAAATATGGTTTAGAGGATAAAGAAGTAGATCACACCTATCAAATGATTGAAGATGCTGCTAAAGACTCAAGAGATCCTAACAAATTACAATATGATGCGAATGGTAATTTAGTACCAAATACTATTACAGATCCTTTATCTGCATTTGGAGATACTCCTGCCAATGATAATACTTCTGAAGTCTCTAAGTATGAAAAAGGACAAGAATTTACGGGGTTGGTAAAATCATTTGGAGAATTTAAAGCTAATTTAGATTTATTACCAGATAATTATATATCTAAAAAGAAGATAGAAAATAGTGCATATGATGAAAAAATGTTTGAGCAAGATAGACAACGATATTTAGATGTATTAACTGAATGGGATAACAATAAATCTTTAAAACCTACTGATAAATTAAAAGATAGTGAACAAACTTATCAAGATTTTTTTAAGGAAAATCAAGATATGAAAGATTTTATAGTTACTAAAGATGGAATGACTTCTATAAATAACAGTCAAGTTGAAATTGTAGCTAAAATAATGAGATATGCGGAAACAAGAACTCAAGGAGATTTACACTTTAGACCTTCTAAAAAAGATATAATAATTTCTTATAATGAAATAGTTCCTGGTTCAGGAAGTTCAGATGATCCTTATACAGGAAAAGAAAGGTTACAAAAACAGTTAATAATTCCTGCTTCCATTTCAGAGAAATACTTAAAAGGAGAATTGTTAGAAGGGGATTACAATGCAATAATGAGGGCTAATTCAAATAAATTTAATTGGGGAGATGATCAATTGTTAAAAGATGTTGTAAAAAAAGCTGCTCCTGTTGAAGAAATATATTCCAAATATAAATCAACTTATGATAGATATAAAAATCAAAAAGCTAGTGAATATCAACAAGGTTATTTAACTCCTGGAGTATATTTAAAAAATATAATTGGTGAGAAATCTTCAGGAAAAGCAATTAATGATAATACTATTCAATATTTAAGAACTTTTTCAGATGCTAAATTTGCAAAAGATGATATAGATGTAAAATATTTTTATAGGGATGCTTCATCTCCTTCAGGTTGGTCAGTTAAATTTACTACTACAGGTACTCAAATAGATGATAAAGGGATTGCTACTAAATTAGCTCCCGTATCAGACACTAGACATCTTACTAATCTTTTTGTAAAAGATACTAATTTAAATCTTGTAGGAGACGTATCAGAAATCGCAAAAAACCTTAATTTACAAAAAATAGGAGATCCTGATTCAAAAGTGCAAGAATTTTTATATCCTTATTTAGGAAAATTTTATAAATTTGTACAATCAAATGAAGGTATAAATGTTTATGAAAAAACAGGAGATACTACATTTAAAAAATTAAATTCAAATCCATCTACAGTAGATCAATTAACAAAAACTGTAATAATGTATAGAGAACAAGAAATAAATGGTAAAAGATGATAGATAACTTATTAGGAAGCTTAGATTATACTACAAAAATCCCTTTAACTACTAAAGAAAATACGGAATTACCTAAATTCCCAGATTTATCCCCAGTAAATATTAATTCTTTGTTAACAAATCAACAAATAGAGAATAAATCTGTTAGTTTTGATGATTTACTTAAACAAACTAATCAAAAATATGGTAGAGCGGAAACATTAGGAAAACCTTATTTTATTAATAAGTATGAATATGAGAGATTTATAAATTCCGATAAAGATAATAATAGTTTTTTTGATTGGAAGAAAAATCCAGTCTTTAAAAATCCATTATATTTTGATAATGAAGAATTAAATGCTAAAAATCAATCAGGATTTAGACAATTAATAAATGGAACTTCTAAAATGCTACCAGGAGCATTAAATGCATTTGTAAGTGGATTAGATCCTAGACCAGGAGTAAAAGATAATGAATTTAATCAGTGGATTAGTGATTGGACTAAAGAATTAGAATATACCCATCCTAATTATTATACTAAAGAACAATCTAATTCAGTATTAAAAGGTATTGTTCCATTTACTGAAGGATCTGGAAATTTTTGGGGAGATAAAGTTTTAAAAAATGCAGGATTTACAATAGGTGCAATTGGATCTGCTATAGCTTGGGATGCTGTTATAAGTGCCACAACAGCAGGAATAGGTGCTGTACCTGCTACAGAATTAGCATTGGGTAAATTAATTACTTCCCTTGAAAAGCAATTTTCTACTGTACAAAAAGTAATTAGGGGGGCAGAAGGTTCTTCTATTTTAGGAAATACTATTAAGAGTTCCAGAATAGCTTATGAAGGAATAAAAGATTGGTCAACGGGACAAAAAGCTCTTAATTTAGCTAAATTAGGATATATTAATTATGTAGGTTCTAATGCAGAAGCGTCTTTAGAAGGTTATCAAGGATTAGTAGATTTAAATGAAAAATTAATTCAAGAATTTAAAGATAAAAATGGAAGAGATCCCGAGGCTAATGAATATAGTAATATTAAAAAAATAGCTAATCAAATGGCTAATACTCGATATGCTATGAATCTTCCTTTATTAATGATTACCAATGCTATTGAATTTGGTACTTTATTTTCTCCATCTAAAATAATCAGAACAGGTGGAGTAGGATTTGGAGAAAGAATTGGAGTAAATGAAGCAGGTCAATTATTCCAAAGAGGTTGGAAAGATTTTTCTAAATTAGAAAAAGCAGGAAAAATAATAGGAAGTGAGCCTGTAAAGAATTTTATTGCAGAAGGTTTTCAAGAGGGCGCACAGTATTCTATAGAAAAAGCTACAGAGGATTTAGGATTTAAAAAGTTTAAAAATCCTAATTTTAGGGTAGGACTTTCTGAATACATGGAATCTCAAGCATTAGGTATTCAAAAAACATTTGGAGATAAAGAAGGATTAGAATCTATGTTAATTGGGGGATTAACTGGTTTAATAACAGCAGGAGGGACTACAGCTTGGGATAAATTTGTATCTAAAAGAAGCGAGAAAGAGGATAAAATAATAGGAGAAAATATAGAACAATATAATCAATTAAATTCTGAAAATATTTTAAATGCTGATTCTTTCAAAGATTATTTAAAAGCAGTTGCTGATAGAGATCAAATTAATTTTGATGGAACTACCACTCATCTAATATTAGATGCTCAAATGCAACAAGCTATAAAAGATAAAAATGTTTTTGCATTTAAAGCTTTGCAACATGATAAATTATTTAATTTAATTTCCTTAGCTACTAAATTAAGTAAGGTAGATGCATTAAAGTTAAAAATAGATCAATTAAAAGATTTGTCAGTAGATGAATTTGCTCAGCAAATGGGTATAGAAGATTTAACTGATGAAAAAAGAGTTGAATTAAAAGCTAATTTAGATGATTACATAGATTTAATTAAAAACAAAGTAGATACTATATCAGAAATTATCAAAACTGTGGATAATGGGTTATTAAATAAATTTGATCCTGAAAAAGAACCTGCAAAGTTTAATGCTTTTAATTCTTTAAAAGAAACTTTTGCTTACCAACTATCTCATATAGAAGATATTCAGGGAAGAATGACAGAAGAAATGGATAATATTCTTTCTTCTAAAGTTAACCCTTTATCTCAATCTTTATTAAATACTCTTACAGGACAGGAAGATCCTGATGAATCTTTAATTATAGATGATTTTACTAAAAACTTTATTTCAGAAAAAGGATTTGATTTAAATATATTAAATACTAAATATGCAAAAGGTTATACTCAACAATTTAATCAATTAGCATCTGAAATAGCTACTTTAAATATGCAGGTTGAAACAGCTAAGGCTGCTAAACTTCCTTATTCAGGATATGCATCTAAATTAGCTGATAAAAAGAAAGAATTATCTAATTTAACTACTTTCTTGGAAGAATTTAATACTAAAATTAAGAAATTTGGGGAGGCTTCTGCATTAAGAAAAGACTTTATGCATCAGGAAGTTATTGATTCTTTTAAAGATTTAACTGCTCACGTAGTTAAATATGAAATGAATAAAAATCTTAAACAATCAATTGGTCTTACTCAAGCAGATGATTTGGTAGATGCAATTGCTGATTTACATTTATTAAACAGTTCTTTAAATTTATTTGTAGATAAAAACAATAAATTTAAGACTCCTAAAGGTCAGGATGAATATATAAATGAATATATCAAATGGAAATCATTTGCTGAAAATAAAGTTCAAGAAGCAGTAAGAAAATCAAAATATGAAACACTTAGAAGAACTCCAGAAGAATCTATTAATCAATTAGCAAGTGAAATTCAAACTAATTTATCTGAAATAGAATCTATAAAAGCTCAAATAGAAGAAATAGATAAACAACTACTTGATGAAAAAACTACAGATGAAGAAAAAGAATTACTTGAAAAAAGAAAAGATGAACTTCTAAAACAAAAACAAGAACTTTTAGATGAAAATAAAGAACTTGAAGAAACTAAAAAAGTTATTGAAGGAAAAAGTAAAGAAGATACTCAAGAACAAAATACTTTAAATACTACAAATAATTCTGAATCAGAAATAGTAGAAAGATTATCAGAAATAATTTTACCTAATTTAGGAGAAAATTTATTTAGTAATATCAATGAAAAAATAAATAAAACTAAAGAAGAGTTACAAAAAGTAAATCAAGAAGTTATTTCTAATAATGATTTATTGATTTATCTTAACAATAAGTTAGAATTTTATTTACAAAAAATTAATAATGAGCAAATAAAAATAGATAAACAATTAGAAAAATTACCCAATACTAAATATTCTAAGAAACAAAAACAAGAAAGGTACAAGGAGTTAATTTCTAAACATAAAGATTTGTTATTAGCTGCCCAAGATATTCAAAATAGGATAAGTGAGATAGAAAAAACAAATAATATTCAAAAGCAAGAAATAGAAGATTTAGAGAAAAAAATACAATATTATCAATCAATTTTAAATACAGAAAAAACTCATACAGTAGAATTACAACAAAAATTAGCTACTACAAAATCAAGTTTAGAAAAAACAAATAGATTAATTGAAAAAACAGAATCTTATATAGATAGATTAAAATCTTTATTAAAAGAAATTGTAAAAGCTATTTCTAATAGGATTTCTATTTTAAATGATTTTTTGGAATCTCAAGGTAAAAATACTCCAAAACTTCAAGAAGATATTGCAAAAATAAAAACACAATTATTGCAAGATAATATAGATGGTGAATTATTTGTAGAATTTAATAAATTAGAAAAAGATGTAAATGATGTTTTAGATCATGAAGAAATTAATCAAGAATTATTAGATAAAGCTGAATTATTATTACAGACTCAAATAGAAAAAGCAATTAAACTACAAAATGAAATTAGATATTTAAGTGAATTATTTCAAGAAAATTTAAATGAAGTAAAAAAAGAAAATACTAATCCTAGTAGTCCTCAAAATAAAAAAATTGTTGAAGAAATTAAGCAAGAAGTTGTTGAAGAAGAAAAACCTGAAGTAATAGCAGAAGAAGTAAAACCTGTTCCAATTCCAGTAACTATTACTAGAGAAACAGTAATTATTCAAACTCCTACTCCTGAAGTAGAAGAAATACCTTTTTTTGGTACAAGTAGATTAATGCAATCTTTCTATTACAAATTAGCAAATAGAACTTTTGGAAATGTAATGATAGCTTCTTTTCATAATTTTTTAGGTAAACTAAGAACTTTTGATGGAGTAGCACATAAACAAAACTTAGAATCTTTTTTAAACCAGAATAATTTACAATTTACAGTATTGTTAGCTCCTGATGAATTATATACACCTAATGGTGATTATTTTGATGAAGCATATAAAGATAAGAAAGCCCCTATAGTTGCTCTTACAGATAAAGAAGGTAATTTAGTTAAAGTAGATAAAAATAATAATTTATCAGATGATGGGAATTATATAGTTTCTCTTTTACCTCCTGTAAATAAAGATGCTACTGATTTACAAGATTTTAATTCTACAGTAGAAAAGGTTAAAAATGGAGAAAAAGTCTCTGTTGAAGTAGATGCTTCTCATGCAGGACATTTTAATTTTCTTAGGCAACCAAAAGAATTTGTACTTACACCTGAAATATTAGAAAATCCTAATGTTACTTTAGAAATTCCAAATACTAAAGAAGCCAGAGAAGTTAATGGCTATACATTAATGCCAGGTAAACTATATTTAAAAATAGCTAATAACAGAAATAAATCATTAATGTTCTTAGATGTTAAATTAAACAAACTAAGTCAAATATCTATAAATGGAAAATCCTTACCAAAAACTATCTATGATAGTGTTTTACATATTATAAACAATGTTGATGAAAGTTTAAGTTATAAACAAGAATTAGATAATTTTTTAAACAGTATTTTATATGTAACAGCATATAAAGGAAGTCCAAAAAGAGAACCTGTAATAGTACAAGTTAATGGAGATTTTTACCAATTTAAAATAGATACTACATCTAATGAACCTAGTTTTACTATAGAAAAAAATAGAGAAGTAATATTTGAATTATCCAATACAAAAAAAGATGATGTAGCTACATTACAAAATATATTAAAGTTTTTTGATTTAAATGATACAGAACAAGGAGAAATAAAAATACCTATTTTAGAAAGTGGTAAATTGAGATTTGAAACTCAAGACTATATAGATTTCCTAGTTCAAAATGCAAATCCTACGGTTAGATATGAATTAGATTTTTCAATGGAAAATCCTTTTGATTTTACAGGTGGAGAAATTTATTTTAAAACTCCATCTAAAGTAGAGGAAACTTTTACACAAACAGAAACACCTACTACAGAAATAACATCTAATCAATCTGAAATAGATAAAAAAGCTGATATAGAAAGAAGAAAACAAGCTCTTAGAGATTTGATGAGAGCTACTGATGATGACATATTTATGTTAGGGGTAGAAGATGGTACTTTTATGGGAGAATCTTTACTTAATATGAATGAAAACGGAGATGTTGTTTTAACAAGGTATGCTGATTCAGAAGAAGGTCTTACTAAAGGAAAGGGAAAAACTAAAAATTTAAAAGATATTGCAGGACAATTTGGAGGTGAACAAATAGCCACAAGTGGAATAGAAGGTGGAGCAGCATCTTTTGCTAATGGAGTTGTTGGGGAATATCATATACCTTTACAAGAATTAATTGATTTAATAAAAAGCGAAGATGTTGTATTTGCAGGGTTAGGAAATAAAGAATTTGTTTTAAGTCCACATATTGCTGATAAATATTTAACTAAAATAAATGGTAAACAAATCAACTCTAAATATGATGCAGAACAAAAAGAATCTACTATAGATGAAAAAACTCTTGAAGGATTTAGCTCTGAAGAAGATTTAGCAAAAGCATTTGGAACTAAACCATTAGAACAAAGTAAAAATCTTGAAGAATTAACTAAAGAAGTTGTAAAACCTATAAAAATAACTAAAGAAGATAAATTTAAAGGATTAGATGATGAAATACCTAAAATTATAAAATCAGCTAAATCTTTACCAATTGTACAATCTTTAAATGTAACTAATACTGATATAGAAAAAGTAAAAGCTATTTTTAAAGGTAATGTTAATGTTGAAAATTTATTTCAAATAGCTAATTCTGATGCTTGGGCAACTTTTCAACAATCAGCTATTACATTATATAAAGGAGCTACAAGGGCAGATTTATTTCATGAAGCTTGGCATCATTTTTCTCAATTGTATTTAACTAAAGATGAAAAAGTTAAGTTATATGAAGAAACAAGGAATAAAGTAAAAGATTTAAAAGATAAATCTGACTTAGAAGTAGAAGAATATATTGCAAGAGAGTTTGCTAAATTTACTGAAACAGGCAAAATAGAAGGTAAATTTCCTGAAAGAAAATCTATTTTCCAAAAAATAATGGATTTTTTGAAATCTATTTTTTCTAATGAAACTGATTTATCTTTAGATAGTTTATTTAATAATCTTTATAAAGGACAAATTAATCATTTAGCTTACAATACTGAAAACATAATGTTTGGTAAGTTAAATAGTGGTATTAATGATAATTTTAATTACAATGACAGTAAGCTAATTTTATCAGGATTAGATGCTTTATTTATACAAGTATTAGAATATTATAAAATCTCAGGTAGTCAACTATCTAATATTGAAAATATTAATAGTGTTTATAATTCTGTAGCTAAAGTTTTAAAAAATATTTATGATGCTTCTTTTGATGAAAATGAAGAATCTATTAATCCTACAATTTCTATAAATTTAGGAAGAATATCTGATAATTGGAATGATGTTAAAAAAGCACATTATAAAGAATCTGTAATTTTTAATAAAGATAGAGATTCATATGAATTTGATGATGATGGTAATTTAGTTTCCAAAGAAGAAAATGAAGATGATAAAAAAGGTAGAAATAAAGCTGATTTTCAAGAAGCTTCTGAAAAATCTATTTTTGATATCATGGATAAAGAAGTTAAATCTCTTATTTTCACTTTAGTAGATAAAGATAAAAATGGAAATGAAATAGTTGATTCTATTTTTGGATTACCAAAATTAGTTGACTTTCAAAGATATGTAAATATAATTTCTGAAAAATTATCAAATCAAAATACTTTTGCAGATGTAGAAAGAGTATTGAATGAACTTTCAAAAGATTATCCTTCTATGAAAGATTTATTAAATAGTTTGACTATTAATGAATCAAATGAAGTTAAACATTTAAGAGTACAATTTATTCAGAATATGGCTTTAGTCAAAAGAGAACTCTATGTTGTACTTTATAATGAAGAAAGTAAAACATATAATATTAAAGCAGCTCAATCTAATAAACAAAATCAAGTAGAAAATGACATTAAAACTTATTTTGTTATTAGTCCTGAAACTAAATTTATTAAAAAAGTAAATGGAGAAAATCAAATTACAGAACCTATAGTCTATGAAAACAAAGATGAAGGTTTAGATTATGATTTGCCATTTATTAAAAGTTTAGGAATTAACTTAGATGTATTAGACTATTTAACTGAACAACAACAAATAAAATTTGTAAAAGATTTTAATATTGTCTTTGTAGTAGAACATTTAAATAATTATCTAAAAGAAAATGGAGCTATTAAAGATATTTTTAAAGCTCTTAAAACTAAAGTAAATGGAAAAACTCAAGAAAGTGCTTTTAAAACTTTAGTTGATTATAATTTAACTTATTTACCTGAAAATATTTCATCTTCATTTTTAAATGCATCAGGCAAAATAGAAAATGAAAATGTAATGTGGGCTACATTTGATAAAGATTTTAATGCTTTACAAAAAGCTAAAACTATTCAAGAATTAATTGAAAATCCTAATAGAAAATTTTATAATCCTAATAATTTAGATATTAGTAGTTCTAAAATAATGGATTTATTATTTGACCAAAGTGGTAAAAGAACTAAGTATAAAATAGACATTCAAAACTATAATGGTTTAGCTTCAGAAAAAGAAGGAGTAGATGGTAAAAAAACTAAAGAAGTTTTCTACACTGAAAAAGCTATTATGGATATTAGTCAGTTTATGAATAGAAATATTTTGACTACTATGCAGTTATCAAATAAAGCAACTTATTTTGGATTAGAATTACCTAAAAAATTAATTGAAGGAAAATATGAGTTTGAACAAACTATGCTTAATTATTTATTTGATGAGTTAAATATTATTTATCAATTTGATCAAAAAAATCCTGAATTAACTAAACTAAAAAAATTATCTGATTCAATAGGTACTAAGGGAAAATATAATCTAGCTATTTTTAAAGACATTTTAACATCAAATACTCAAGAAATAATAGATGAATATTTAGAAACAGGTAATTTATCAAATGAAACTCAAGATTTTGTTCTATCACAAATAAATCAGTTTTTTGAGATAGAATTAAAGAAAGCAGTAGATGTATTACAAGATGATCTTTATAAAATAGTACCATCTAAAACAAGTAGTTATTTTGAAGCTAAAAATTTTAAACCTGAAGAAGTTATAAAAGATTACATTCAAAATCAATTTGTTATGAATGTAGAATTATCAAAATTAGTATTTGGTAATCCTTATATGCATAAAGATCCATATAAACGTATTGCAGGGGCTACATCTTCTAAAAGAAGATTATTAGCTGATAAAAGAACTTTAGAAGATTTTAAATCTGTAACTAAAGAAACTCAACGCAGTTCAATAATGCCTATTTTATTGGAAAGACTTAAATTAAAAAGTTATGTGCTTAAAAATCAAAGAACTTCTGATGATGAATTGAGATTTATATCTTTTAAAGATAGAGAAAAAATGTCTGATAGCTATGATAATTTATTATCTGTTGTTACTAAAGAATTGAAAAAAACAAAAGAAGGTACTCCAGAACATTATTCTCTCTTACAAAAGAAAATAGCTATTGAAAAAGCTTATAGTAATGTAAATGGCTCTGATGCAATGGGTGCTATAACAATGGATGCTTGGAGAAAATTTAATTGGTTAGCAGGTAGATGGTCTACAGAATTAGAAAAAATATATCAAAAAACTATTAAATGGGATTATCACAATAGACTGCTAAAAGCTTCTAAAACAGAAGAAGAAAAAACTAAACAATTAGCACTTAGGAATGAAAATACAATTACAGATGCAGAAGGTTTAGCTATTAGTGTAATGAAATATCAATATTATGGAAACATTAAGAATGATTCTATAATGGAGAAAGCATTTCATAAATATCAATTAATGCCTTTAATACCACAATTAATAGAAGGTAAACTTTGGGAACAACACCTTGATAGAATGATTTTAGAAGATGTAGATTATGCTTTATTTGATAGTGCTGATAAGTTAGAAAAATCAAAAACACTTGATGCATTTTACAATAATGCAGACTTAGACAATGTTAATGTTTTAGAAGATTATGAATCTTATTATAAAGAAGGTAATACTTCTTACAATGTTCGTACAGGATATTTAGAAAATATTGGAGAACAAGTGTTTATGGAAAATGGAACAGATTATTCTTTATTATTTGGTAGTCAAGTTCGTAAATTATTATTTAATACTGAAGACTTTTCTGATTTATATGATGAATTTAGAAATACAATTGAGCAATTAACTCAAATTGAAAAAGATAATCTCTATCAAAAATCAGGTTTAAATGAGAATGGACAAGTTGTAGATAAGCCTAAATTTATTCAATTCCTATTAGATGAATTAGATAAAAAAGTAGTTAATTCAAATGTTAAAGAGTATTTAAGACTTACTAAAGCAGGAGAATTTGCAGGGTCATTAGATACAAATCTTCAAAGACAACCTATTGAATCCATTGTAAATTCTGTAATACAAAGTAAAATTGTAAAACAAAAAATGCATGGAGAATTAATGGTTCAAGTTTCTAATGTAGGGTTTGAAACATTTGGTAAAAAAGATAGTCTTAAATTCTATGAGTTAGAAAATGGAAAAGTCAGAAAAATGGAAGTTAAAGTTCCTCTTTCTGGTAAATTTAAAAATTTATTAAACTTAACTCATTCAGATGGTAGAAAAATAGAGACAAGAGAGAGATTAAATGAAATGATTTCTAAAGGATTAATAGATACAAGGGCTATCACTATGGTTGGTTATAGAATTCCTACTCAGGAACATAACTCTATAGAAGTAATGCAAATACAAGAATTCTTAGATCCTATTTCAAATCTTATAGTAGTTCCATATGAAATTACAGCTAAAGCAGGTTCTGACTTTGATATTGACAAATTAAACTTGTTCAAACCTCATATTGATGAAAATGGTTATTATATAGAACAAAAATTTAATTCTAAAATAGAATCTTTAGATAATTATCTAAAAGTTAAATCTGAAAATGACACTTTAATTAAACAAATAAGAGTAGAAAAATTTAATTGGCAACATGATTTAGTTAAAGAAACAGATAGGGTAAAACAAGATATCTTCACTAAAATCAATAATTTAAAAAATGATTTAAATTTTTATAAAGGACAATTATCTGATAATATCTTATTTAATGCTATTGTTTATGAAAAAAATATATTAATGTCTCAAATGCATCAATTATTTGATGATTATATGGCATTAAATTCCAATCAAAAAGATATTGGAGGAGAATATGTTTATAAAAGGGGAGATGCAAGTTATAAATTCAAAGATAAATTAAAATTTACAGTAAATAAAGAAGTAAAAGAATTTTTAGATAAGTCTAATAATACTTTTATAAAAAGTTTATTTACAGAGTATGCAGATATTTCAGAAGAAACTCCTATATATGATGTAAAAAATAAAATAGTTAATGATTATAATGACAAATTAAATGCCTTGTTAAGAATAGCAATTGATTTAGATACAAGATTTATAGACAATACTTTATTAAAAAATAAAATTCAAGAATTAAGAGGGTTTAAACAATATGATTCTACAGGTACATTTATAGGTTCTGATGGCGAAATACAAAAGTTATATTCTCAATTTAATTCAGTGTTTACTAATCCTAAAACTGCAAAAATTTATATTAAAGGAGAAATGCCTGAAGAATTGAAAGCTATTTATGAAAAAAATATGGGATTTCAGTTTGAATTATCCGAAGAATTAAATAAACTTTACTTTGATAAAAATCAAGCGTTTATAGATATGGTAAACTTTAAAAATTCTTATCAAAATAGGATAATTGAAATATTTGAAAAAGTATTACTTTCACCGAATAATTTTCTTAATTTAGTTACTCCAAATAGTACATTCATGTTTGATGAGGCATTAGATGATGTATTTAAAATGAGATATAAGTCAAATGAATACTATGAAAAAGGGGGTAAATTAGTGCCTAATGATATTAAACTTACTAAATCTTTAATACCAAGATACAACTGGTTTACTTTTAAAGTATTAGGAGAAGCAGGAGCAGGATTAAGTGTAGCTGCTGTAGGGAATGCATTTAGCCAATTAATTCAAAAAGCAAAAGTTAATTTTACTGAAGAATATTTAAGTCAGTATAATTTAAGATTACCTATAGGAGATATTTCTACAAGAGTATTAAAAGATGGACAACCTAAAGCTACTGCATATTCTCAATTAATAAACTTATTGGTAGACGTTGCAAATGACCCAAGAGTAGGATATGCAAATATGGGTGATAGTGTTATTCCTATTGTTAATTTAATGATTAATTTTGGAACTCCAATTCAAGATATAGTTTATTTTATTAATCAACCAATTATAGTTGATTATGTTTCTTACACTTCTAAAAACAGAAAAAGTGTAGTAGATGGAGAATATCAAGAAGATGGATTTGCAAGTTATCTAAAAGATAAAATTCTTAATCATCAAAAAACACCTTTAAAATTACCAGAAGCTGTAAGCAATTATTTAAACTTAACTGCACAAGAACTTTCAGAAAAATTATCAGATGTAGAATTTAATGCTTCTAAAGAAAGTATGGGTTATAAATTAAAAGAAGTTTCTGATATGACTGAGAAAGTTTCTCAAGAACAATTATTAATATTAGCTCAATTTGCTCAAATGGAACAAATAGCTAAAGATTTTTTACAACTACAAGTTACTATGAATTTTGATACATCTTTAGTTCAAGATGGTTTTGAGGCTTATCAAAAGGAAGAATTATTTAAAGAAATTAAAGGGAAAGATATATTCACTAATTTAGATGACCTAAGAGAAAAAACAGTAATTGCACCTTTAAATGTATTGAAAGAAGTTATTAATATTAATGCTCAATTATTACCTTTAGCTAACGATAAAGTAATTTATAATTTTTTATCTGCCAAATTATCTACAGAATTTGCTAATAAAGGAAACAAAGCTAAAAAGAAATTTGTTAGAACATTTAAGAATGACTTTATTATGTATCTATTCCAAAACTTTATGGATAGAAACCCTGATGCAATGCTTAGATTTAATATCACTTTTGCCCCTGTTTTAAAAACTAAAGAAAAAGATTACACTAATAGACCAATTGCTTTTGGTAATTATTTAATTAAAAATCTCTACAAAGAATTTGCAGATATAAAAAATGATCCAAAATATAAAGATTTATTCAAACAATATTTGTTATTAGATAGATTATTTGTATCTTCAGAGGAAGAAATAAAAAATATTGGTTTATCTTATTTCAATAAGGATAGTCAACTACAAGATACTTATATTGAACAATTTAAAGAATTATTAAATAATCCTGATTTGGAAATTAAAAATTTTATGCTTAAATTTGCCTACATGTCTTTCTATCAATCAGGAATAAATAAATCATTCATATCTTCTACAGATATTCTACCAGTTCCAATTTTATCTGGAATGTTAGAGGATGTAAGAGAGCAATATTTAAAAGAATTTGATACTCCAATTAAAAAATTGAATTTATTAGGAGATTTTTATACATTATTAAAAGCTAATAATGAATTTTTACGTTCAGGAACAATAGATACTATAATAGATGGAAAAAAAATAAAAGAAAAAGCAAAAAATAAAAAATTCAACATTACAAAAAAATCTTGGTATAGAGGTAAAAACTTTAGAACTAATGTAGATAATTTATTAATACAACCTGTTACTATGCCTATTGAACAATCTGAAGAAGAAGTTTTACAAGATGAAGGTGATAAAATACAATTGTATGGTAATGTCTATGCAAATAAAGGACAAATATCTGCAATACAAAATTTTAGAGAGTTTATACATTCTACAAATAAATCTTTTTTATTAAAAGGAAGAGGAGGTACAGGAAAATCTACTATTGCAGGTAAAATGCTTTTAGATGCTCAAAAAGAAGGATATTATATCTTTGGAACAGCTATTTCAGATGCTGCTACAAGTAATTTAAGAAATCTAACAAATAATTATAAATCTTTAAATATAGGTATATATAATTTTGCATCTATGTTTGGGTTAGTTCCTAAATATGATAATGATGGTAATTTAACTTCTTTTGATTTTCCAAGTAAAGATACATTTGGTTTTAATGAACCTAAAATAACAGATTCTATAAAAACAATTTTAGTGTTTGATGAAGCAAGTATGGTAGGAAAAGATGTATTAGAAAAGATAAAAAAATTATTACCTAATTCTAAAATTCTTTACATGGGAGACAATGCTCAAATTAAACCAATTGGTCAAAATGAAACTATTTCTCCAATATTTACAAATTCAGATACAACTTCTGAATTAACAGAAGTAATGAGACAAGGTTTAGGAAGTCCTATTTTAGAAATAGCATCTAATTTAGCTAAAGACATTGATACTTATGATTTTGAAGATAAAAATACAGATTTACCTGCTTTAAATAAATACAATTTTGAATATTTTAATACAAAGGATAACTCAGGTACTTTAATAACTACAGATATTTATAAATTTGTAGAAGAAGCTGTTAAAGATTTTAAACAATATGGTGCAAAATCTACAATAGTAATTACAGGAAATAATGATAATGTAGAAAAACTAAATAAAGAAATAAGATCAAAAATTGTAAGTGGTGACGATATATTTGTAAAAGGAGAAAGATTGATGACTTATTCTAAGTACACTAAAAAATCTAAATATTCTGATGATAGTATAGAAAATAGCTCTATTGTATATATTAATAGTGCAAGACCTACTGAAGTTTTAGGAATTCCTGCTTATCAATTAGAAGTTTCTTATACCAATAAAGAAGGTAAAGAAATGACTGCATATATGAATGTTTTATTAAAATCTGATAAACAAAATGCTTCTAAATTATTTGATCTAAAAAGAGAAATTTTTAAACAATTAAAAGCTAAACAAAATGTAGCAGAAAATAGAGTGAAAGCAGATATTTTAAATCAAACTATTGTAGTAGATTATGGATATGCCATGACTGCACATAAAGTTCAAGGACAAACTGTTAGAAACAGTTATGTTTATCCTATCTATAGAGGATTTAATAAAGAAGAAAGTACAAGAATGTTTTATACATCTATTACAAGACCTACAGATAAATTAGTTATATTTGATAAAGAAGGTAATAATCAATCTAATTTAGATAAATTTATAAATCAACAAACAACAGAACAACCAACTAATAAAGAGATTAAACCTAATGAATTACAAAAACAAAATATAATTCCACAAGATTTTACAAATCATTCTGGTGGAGCTAAAGGTGGAGATATGCAAGGTTGGGATAAAATAGGAAGAGAATTTGGAGTAAATAACCATAATCACTATACAGTTGCATATTATGATAAACTTTCAACACAAGAAAAAGATGAATTAGATAAACAATATTTGCAAACTGTTAAATTTTTAGGAAGAGGGGTAATATCAAAAGATACTTATGCTGGAAAATTAGTTAGAAGAGATATGATTCAAGCTAATAATGGAGAAGCTATTTATGGAGTAACTGAATTGGTAAAACCTACTATTGTAGGTAGAAAAGGTTATAAAAACAAAAATACTTATTCCATACCAGAAGGAGGAACAGGTTATGCTGTTGCAAGAGGGATATTATTAAATAAACCAACTTATGTTTTTAATCAATCTGATAAATATGGTAATGAAATTGGTTGGTATAAATGGGATAGTAATACAAAAGATTTTGTAAAAACAGAAACTCCAACACTTACTAAAAACTTTACAGGAATAGGTTCACAAGAAATTAATGAGTTAGGATTACAAGCTATTAGAGATGTTTATCAACAAACTTTAAATATTTCACAAGTAGTAGATAGTGGGATAGATACAAGTAGAAAAATTGAAGTTGTTAATAGATACACTAATACGGATGTTAAAACTAATCCTGATAAAATTGATGTAGTAAATAAATTAAAATCTGAATATAGTTTTAATACTGAAGATGAAGCTATAAATGCAGTAGAAGGAATAGATAATGAAAATAATTTTACAGGAAAAGGAATAAAAACAGGAACGATCATAGAAATAGGGGGAAAACAATATTCTGTAATAAATGATCCTAATAAAGACATTGATTTTATTCCTGTAACTAAAGTAACTCAGGAAGATATAAAAAAATTACCACCTTGTATAGGTTAATAAAAATAGCACTATGTCAAAAAGTTGTATAATAACTACAGTAAAAAGTAAAATAAAAGGAAATGCTACTTCTTATATAGAAAAAGAGAATGAAATATTTATTCCTGTTTCTAATAAGTTTAGTTTAAGACAAACCAGAGCTATAGCTCAAGATAAAGTAAATAAAATTAATAAAGAATACCTATCTGAAAAGTTTGGAGAAGTAGTAAGTTTAAATTCATC